GTTTCAATTATAAAGAAACTAAGTGGACTAGCTTATTGAATAACTACATAGATTTTAATAAGCTTGACTTGTTGCGTAGTAAACTTAGAGTACTGAGAAATAAGTACAATCAGAATTACAATATAACCTATATGTTTAACAATCATCATGATAATGGTAAACAATGTTTAATAGCTGCGACTTTTTCAAAACGATTCGGGGAGGACATCCCAGTTATTACAATGGTAGTTCGGGCTTCGGAGATTACCAAGAGGTTAATATTCGATTTCCTATTAATTCAACGAATGTCAGAGTACGTATATGGTCCGGATCAGTCAGTACAAATCAACCTATTTGCGACTCAAATGTACGGAAATGTGGAGACACTTCTAATGTATCATACCCATAAGCCATTGAAGAAGGTACTTAAGGGGGCAGAAGAGAATGCTTGGAATAAGAGAATAAAAGAAATATGGAAGAAATTCCAAAAGGGTACAGAGAAGGAATTCTCTTCATTCAAGGTATTCTTTAGAAGTTTTAAAGTGCTCAGACCAGATTTATATGAAGAAACATATAAATCAATGAAAGCAAAAGAATTACTTCTTGAATACGAAGATATTGAATATCCCGAGAATGTAATTTCTTACTCTCAACGTAAAGCCTATAAGAAGAAACTTTTAAAACAAAAGAACAACAATGGAAGCTAGGGAATTTTTAAATCAGAAGCGGATAGGATTAGTAAACAAATTCTATTACCAAGTTTTAGAGATTAAAAAGAACGGTGCAGAACCAGATATACCCTTGTTAATGAAAGAGGTAGAGGATTTCGATAATTTTGTATTTCGCTACTGGCATATGACCTGGGTTAATTCTACAATGTCATACGGTTAAATATTTATATAATATGAGGATATATTCTAACAGTTTTGAGTTAATGTCCGAAATGGGCAGAGAACTCAACAGTTATGGTCAACTTGTAAAACCAAAGACCTATCAAAATAAAGTCATTGAAGGTAATGAGGATTTTATTACTAAAGAACTCATTTGCCAACAATATTGCTTAACTTCATTGGGAGACCCGGTATGGTTATTCGTATTCTCTCATTCAAGAGAATGGGCAGATGCAGAGTTCCAAGAAAGAATATCCCCTAATGATATAAATCCAGGAGAAGCTTGGAAATTAAGAAAAGATTTATGGGAACAATTCCTTGATGAAAAGGGTAGGTTCGATTACACATACAATGAGAGAATGGGTGAAGTATTAATAAAAGATTTAGTTCGTCTTTTAAAGAGAGACCCAGATACAAGAAAAGCAATTATACCAATATTTGAGCATGATGATACCTTATACTATGGTGGTAGACAACGTATTCCATGTTCTATGTATTATGATTTCCTTATCCGTCAGAATGGTAAAGGAGAGAAGGTATTACATATTTGCTATCACCAAAGAAGTTCGGATTTTGTTACTCACTTTGGTAATGATGTATACCTTGCATGGAGACTTCTGAAATACGTAGCTAACGAGGTTGGAGTTAAACCCGGTTATCTGTATCATACTATTGATTCCCTCCATGCTTATAAGAAAGATTGGTTAGCATTAGCATCTAATCTGGAAGACTTACAAGAGAAATACTAATAATGAGGGATGTATCTACTATAGGTGGGTATGTCCCTTTTTCTATTTTAAAATATGGAAACACGGTATCATATTATAAAGAACAAGAAAGAGCTTAAGAAACTTATTGCTTGTTGTAAAGCTACGGGTTATGCTTGCTGTGACTATGAAACGAATGCAGAACCTATTTATAATAAGAGTTTTAAACCTACAATTCTCTCTGTATCTTGGATGCCTGGGTTTGGTGCTTCCATCCCTTTAGACCATTTCGAAACAAAAGCTTATACTTCACCAGGTTGGAATTGGAAAAAGATGTTAAGGAAATTTGGGGAAGAAGTAATTGAGAATTATGAGATAACTAAGGTTGCATGGAACTGGAAATTTGACGACCAGGTAAACCAGAAGTATCATATATTCTACAGAGGTACATGTTTAGATGGGATGCTTGCTAAATATGTTCTCAACGAGGAAAAACCTCATGACTTAAAGTCAATGGTAAGAAGGTATTTGCCTGAGTATGGTAATTATGAAAAGCAAGATGCCTTTGATAAGATACCTTGGGATAAAAAGGAATTAGACCCACTTTGCCATTATGGATGTCAAGATACGGATTATACTCTTAGGTTAATGCTATTCTTTGAAAAGAAGTTGATTGACTTGGGTATGTATTCGGTATTCCGTAATTTATTTATGTGTAATTCACGAGTACTTACATCCGTAGAGAAAGAGGGATTATATCTAGATACCGAGTTCAATAAAAAGCTTCTGGAAGAATATAAACCAAAAATAGATGCTGCTAGAGACGCAATATACGCTTTGCCAAGAGTAAAGAAATTCGAAAAGAAGTATAACCAAGAAAAGATTGATAAATATATTCAGTCTATTGAAGATGAACTTGAAGAGTTAGATTATAATGACCCAAAAGATAAACGGAAGATTGCATCAAGGGAACAGAAAATCTCGAATATCAAAGCAGGTATATTCACAACTAAAAAGGAACAAGAATTAATAAGGCCAATTAATTTGGGTAGCCCAGTTGATTTACCTGCATTGATGTATTCAGAAGATGGCTTTCATTTTGATGTGATTAAGGATAATGAATCTGGTAAACCAAGTACTGATGAAGAAACTCTTACTAACCTTAGGTTAACGATTAAAAAGCCAGATTCACCAAAGGCAATATTCCTTGATAAGCTTCTTGAATTACGAGGGTTAGAGAAAATGTATAAGACCTATATTTATGGATGGTGGGAAAAGGTACAAGATGATTCTAGATTACACGGTAGGTATAATATACATGGTACAGACTCTAATCGGTTTAGTTCTGCAGACCCAAATATGCAGCAGATACCAAAGACATCGGTAGACCCTAATATCAAGAAACAATTAGTTGCTCCTCCTGGGTATTTATATATGGCATTTGACTACTCACAGGCAGAGTTAAGAATGATGGCTCATCTATCGGGTGATGAAACATATCTTGATGCTTTTGCAAAGGGGGCTGACCCTCACTTGGGTATAGCAGCAGCAAAATATGGAGTATCAATTGAGGAAGCCTCTAAAATATACGAAGATGAAAATCATCCTGACCATAAATTATGGAAGACTAGAAGAAAACAAGCTAAGCAAATTGCATTCGGTTTGATTTATGGTATTGGAGAAGCTTTACTTGCAGTAAAATTATCTGACCCAAAAGCTGGTATTATAGTTACTAAAGAAGAAGCCCATAAAGAAATGGCCGAGTTCTTTGAGAAACATCCAAAGATACTTAAATTCAAAGAGAATCAAGAGAAATTCCTGCGTAAGCATGGGTATTATACCCAGTTATTTGGTACTAAGAGAAGATTACCCCAGATATACTCAAACGACAAACAAGAAGTTGCTTATGCTATTCGTTTGGGACTTAATTTCCCATGTCAAGGTGCTGCAGCAAATATGACCAACTTCGGAGCTATTCTTGTTTATTGGTTAATGCGACAAGGTAAATTACCAATGATGAAAGAAGCTTGTACGGTACATGATGCAGTATATATGTATTCTAAACCCGAAGATATAAATACCTGGACTGTATATACCATTTGGAATATCCTACGTAATCCAAGTACTAAGAAGTATTTCGGTTTTCAAGTAGATGACGTAACTCTATCAATGGATTTTACAATAGGTAGGTCTATGGCAGAAGAATTACCGTTTATGCCAGGCTATGATTATACTAGAATGTTAAAACCAGACTTTTCAGTAGAAGAGTACATGGAAGAATATCATAAGTTTAAAACCCATAAGATTGGTAATTTTAGTGCAGCTTCCCCCGAGGTATTTATGGAACTATATAAAAAGGAAATCCATAAATATCAACGAGAATATGAAGAATCGAGAAAAGGGTAATATACCAGGATTTAGTAATTACTACATATCCCGTACTGGGAAGTTATATTCGAAATTTACTGGTAATTGGAGATTGGTAAAACCTGCTATGAAAGATAATGGTTATTTATCTAACTCTTTAGTAGGAGATGATGGTAAACGGAAGAATTTCTATAGACATAGGTTAGTGGCTTCCACTTATATACCTAACCCAAACCATTACCCTCAAGTATGCCATAAAGATAATGACCCTGAAAATAATAGAGTAAGTAATCTATATTGGGGAACTGCTAAGATGAACATGGGTCAATGTATAGAAGATAAAAGGTTCTATTTTGTTGGCAAAGAACGAGAACGTAAGGTAAATGTAGAATTATTAATTTCTAGGTACATAGAAGGTATACCAAGAAAGGATATACTAGAAGAATTTGGTATCTCAGTTGGTGTATTGTATAAAATATTACGGTATAATAACATAAAACTAAGAAAATGAAAAAGATTTTGAACGGTCCCACAGTATGGAGAGCTAAATGCCCATGCTGTGATTGTGAATTTGAATACGATGTCAGTGAAACTTTCAGAGTTTACGATAAGAGTAATTCAAGCGTTTTTAGGATATTACAATGCCCATCTTGTAAAACCAATATAAGGCATTCTGATTCAGTATCTACATCTACAGAAATGAAAAGAGAGGATACTATGTCCACATAAATAAAATAAATTTAAGAAACCATGGCAACAAATGAAGAATATCAGAATGCAAGTAAATTAACTGCCCTTACCTATATGATTGCAGGATGTTTGGGTTATTCTATTGAGAATCTGTTTAAATACCTGGATGCTACGAATTTAAAGGTAAGTGGACAAGAAAAGATGTTATTCAATCGAGTAAAGACCCAACTACATCAATTACAGACTAATCTTACTACATTAGAAGATATGGCTTTTAAAGTAATGGCCACTGATGAGGATGGGAAACTTGCCTATGAAGATGCTACTCATATTTATTGGGCAGCTTTCTTAGTATTATTAGATAGAGGGGGAACTGATAACTTATGCGACTTAAGATTAATGGCTTTGGTAGATAAGATAAGCATCTATAAATCTCTTCTTAATTTGCCCGGTATGAAACTCTCTTATCAAATGGCTTTTGCTCAAGTAACTAAAGCAATAAGCAAAGGAGAATTTAGTAAAGAAGACTTTAAAAATCTATTAGAAGTTTATGAAGACGGAACTGAAAAAACTAAAGGTTAAATTTGAAGGTAAACTTATCGAGATTGATATTCAAAAGGAATTATCTATCAATGAGAATATCATCAATTCTCAGCTACGAGAATCTCCTTCTAGTTATTATATTCTTTGTTCTCTTAGAGATAAGTATATAAAGGAAAGAGATTTACTAGCAAGGGAAAAGGATGAAGCCTATTCCAATGCTTGGGTATATTATAAGGATGCCAATGAAAGGTGGAATAACGAATATGTTTCTCATAAGGCAAATCTTAACAAGAAGTATTCTTCCATTTATGAGAGATACTTAAAAGCTGTAGAAAAAGCAAATAAGTTCATAGCTATATGTAAAGCTTATGAGAGTCGGGAGAATATATTAAGAACTATTAATGCGAATCTAAGAAAGGGTTAACCCATTGAACTATAAATAATTACTAACTTTTAAAAACAGTATTAGAATATGAATTATTCAATGACATTTATCTCACCTCTTGTGGCTGAGAAATTTAATCAAGAATTACCCGGATGCCCAACAGAAAACCGGGTACTTATTTTATCTCCAAAGGAGGTAAATCAAACTAAATCCGGTTTGATTATCCCTGAACAAGTAAAAGAGGGAGTTCCTCGTAAAGGGGTTGTAGTAAAGAGTGGGGAAATTACCGAAGAATACAAAACCTACCGAGAATTGGTTGCTGTAGGTAGAATAGTTACCTATGGTTTGTATGCAGGTAAAGAACTTGAATTCGAAACGGACAAACTATCTCCTACTCTCAAACAACTTTTAGAGAAAAACGTTCTTACCGTATTGAGTATGAACGAAGTAGTTTACTCAGAACCGAATAATTAAAACTAATCATTATGATAAAAGACAAGAAGAAAAAGAAAGTTTCATCAGAGGGACTTTCTACAAAAGAAAAGATGCTAGCTAGAAAGAAACAGCTAGAATCTAGGGGAAACGGAAGTGGGTTGGTATATCCAAAAGAAGGAACCCTGAGAATGAGAATTAAATCTCCAGGTGATGACCAGGAATTGGGTATCGAAATTATTCAATTCTACCTGGGGGGCAATTTGGGAGGAGTTATATCTCCGGCTACTTTTGATGAACCTTGCCCATTTATGGAGAAATATCAAGAATTGAAAAACTCCAAGGATGAAGATGACAAGGAACTTGCCAAGAACCTGGTACCAAGAAGAAGATATGTTATCGGTGGTATCATTTACTCAGATGAAAAGGGTAGTAAGGTAGATTACGAAGGCAAAGATAAGGGAGTTTTAGTTCCTCGCTCAGTATACCAGGATATCATTGACCTTTACCTTGATGAAGATGAGGCAGGTGATATGACAGATCCAAAAACTGGATACGATATCAAGGTAATTCGTTCCGGGTCTGGTAAACTAGATACTACTTATTCTGCCCGTGCTTGCAAACCAACTAAATTGGACAAGAAATATCAGGGTACAATTGACCTTGAGGGGATAGTTCGTTCTCAAATAAAATCCTATGATGAGTTGGAAGATTTGCTTTCACAGTATCTAAATGAAGACCATGGAGATGATGAGGATGATAAATCCAAGAAGAAAAAGAAAAAGGGAGTTCACAAAGACCATTACATGGAAGATGATGAACCTAAGAAAAAGAAAAGAAAATACAAATCGGATATTTAAGGGTTAGTAATATGGTTTCATTAGAAGGTGGTAATTAGATTCGTTCTGTTATCACCTTCTTTAGTTTAAAGACATTACATTATGGCAAAGAAATCTAAGGTTGGTTTAAAAGTACCAACAGCAAATGAGATGGCAAAGAAATATGGGAGTATGATTAAATTAGCTTCAGAAGTAACTGATACCGATTTATATATACCATCTACTTTCTTTGCTTTGAACTACTTATTCGGTAAGGGTATTCCTTATGGTAAAATTGTAGAGATTGCTGGAGAATAATCATCTGGTAAATCCTTGGTAGCTTATAACTTTGCTTATGCTACTCAACAACTTGGTGGTCATGTAATATGGGTAGATGCAGAACAATCCTGGATGAACTCCTGGGCAGAGATTAATGGAGTAGACCCTGCAAAAGTAACCATTGTTAATGATACTCGTATTGAATATATTGCAGATGTAGTAGCAGACTTAGCAATATATTTACGTTCTCAATTAACCCACAATGAACCGATACTTCTGGTAATCGATTCTATTGCAGCAACCGACTGTACGGATAATATTGATGCTAAGATGGTTGATGGTAAAGCCGAAATGGGAGGTAGAGCAAAGGCTCTTTATAAATACTTCCGTATCAGAAGTGAATTATTCTACAAACTGGGAGTATCTCAGATATATATTAACCAATTAAGAACTGCTTTGAATGTCGGATTTGGAAAAGATAACACAACAACTACAGGAGGTGCAGCACTTAAGTTCTATGCTTCAATCAGAGCTGCTTTCTATTCAGGAAGGTCTGTTACCATTAAACAAAATGGGAAAGAAAGGAAAGCTGGGAAACTTGTCACTATCAGACTTATTAAAAATAAAGTTGCTCCTCCTCGACCTACAATCAGCAAATGCCCTGTATATTTCAATCCTAAATTCCACGAAGTCGGGTTTGACAGATGCTATGCTTTAGAAGATGTATTGGTAGATACCGATGTAATCGAAAAAACTACTGGTGGGTATAAATTGAAAGGTAAAACTCTTGCAAGAGGGGAAGAGAAATTCCAAAAGCTTTTGGAAGAAGACGATGAACTTCGTAGAAAACTTTTACGGAAAGCTGGAGTAAATACCATAGGTACTACTAAAAAACAACTGGAGAAAATAGAAACAAATCTATTCCCAGTCGATGGTGTAGAATATGAAAACTATTCAGATTCAGAAGAGGAGGAGGAGGAAGACGATGAGTAAGAAAACAATATTATTGGTTGATGGATGTAATTTACTTCACCAAAGTTTTCATAAGTTCGAAAAACTTAAATCTACCGATGGTAAACCAAGTGGAGCAATATTTGGATTTTTCAAATCCCTACACATGTATCTTACAAGGTTCGAACCGGATGAGGTTTATATTTCATTCGATAATGGTCATTCACCAGTAAGGACGAAGTTATTGCCCAATTATAAGGGACATAGAAAAAATATATCTGTAGATTACGAATCATTGCAAAAGCAAAAGGCAATTATAATGAAAATGCTGGGTATGCTAAGAATTAATTATATCTTCGATAAAAAGAAATCTACAGTATATGAAGGGGATGACTTCTTAGCATACCTTGCAATTAAAAAATTCCAATCCGAGAAAATGATACTTATATCATCGGATAAAGACTTTAACCAGTTGCTATCAAATAACCTGAGGATATATAATCCCAGAAAAGATGAGATGATAAGAATGGATAACTGCAAAGAATTATTCGGTTATCATTCTCATGAAACGGTAGAGTACCTTGCAATGGTTGGAGATACTTCCGATGATATACCAGGGTTCCCGGGTATAGGCCCAGTAAAAGCAAGGAAAATCCTTGATGAGGGTAGAATTGAGAAGTTTATTGCCCAGAGTAAGAACAAAGAATATCTTCAAATATGGAAAAGGAATGAACAGTTAATCGACCTTTTCTGGTTTGTAAGACATAATCCATTGGATAAGTTACCAATTAAGTCAAAGAAGAAGTTTAAGTATGAGAAATTCAAAGAACTTTGTATCGAATACTCTTTAGCATCATTTTTGACAAATGAATTTATAAAACCATTTAAAGCATTACATCATGAGTAAGAGAATTATGTTTGTGGGTCCCTCTGGTATAGGGAAAACTACTTTAGCTAAGTATGTAGCTAAGAGAGAAGATCTACCTTTTATTTCTGGTAGTATGTCAGATTTATTACCTGCTACTGAAGGGGTATCACATAATGAAATATTATCCCTCGGTTCGGAGGCAATGTATAAAGCAGATTTTCAACTTCTGAACAAAAGGAATAGGTTATTCAAGGATAGAGAATACTTCGTAACTGATAGGAGTTATGCAGATTTGGCTGCTTATTTTTGGTATAAGCAATCAAGAACTTTACCAGAATGTGAAATGGAACATTTTTTCTGTCAATGTAAGACTTTAATGGAAGATCAATGTGATGTAGCAATCTTCTTACCATTAAATCTAGATACTTATAAGCATTGGTCAATGGAAGATAATGGTAAGAGAATACTTAACAGATTCTTCCAAGTTCAGATATCATCTCTTATGGGGGAATTGCTTGCAAATTGGGAAATACCCACTATTTGTATATCTGAGCTCGATTTAGGTATGAGAACGGAACAAATCAATTACCATTTAGATAGGATATGGGGAAAGAAGTAATAGCAATAGCCTTCTCGGATTTACATATAAATCTATGGGCTAAGTTTAATGAGAACAATCACAGGACCCTGAATAGTTTCAGGGTTTTGTCGATTATACGGAAATTATGTAGAAGGTTTAACTGTCCTGCATTATTTTGTGGAGACTTATTTCATAAGGCCGAAACAATGGACCAAGAATTAGCAGAGATATGTTATAATGAACTAATAGAAGGATTTTGGATATATGCCATATCTGGAAATCATGATATTAAGAAAATAAGTAAGGTTGGTACTAAACCCTTTAGCTGGCTTTATCAAGTAGAGAAGTATGGTATCATGATATTAGATTATGAAAAAACCAAACTATCTTCTACACATAAAGATATTATGGTATATGGGGTTCCTTATATTGATAATAACGTGGGTCTAAGTGAATACTTAAAGAAGTTAGAATTAGATAAAAGTAAAAAGAATATTCTTTTACTACACACTGATTATCCCGGTGCAAAGGATACCGATGGTAGGGAGATAGATTCCGTAGAAAACTTAAATGTAAATGTTCTCAATAAATTCGATTTAGTATTATGTGGTCATATACACAAACCTCAAAGACTATCAAAGAAGGTTTATATGATTGGGGCACCTAACCATCAAAGGAGAACCGATAGAGATTGTGAATTAGGGTATTGGAAAATCTATGAAGATTTGTCTCTGAAGTTTGTACCTTTGAAAAATTTCCCAAAGTTCATCGATGTAGAAAGGGAAGAGGATATTAAGGATGATGGTAATTATTATACAGTAATTCCCCAAAAAGCTAGTACTCCAGTTAATAACAAACATAAGATTACTAAGCAACTTTCTAAGAAGTCTCTAGCAAAAAGATACCTAAGAGAGAAAGGTATTAAAGATGAGGTTAAAACTAATCTATTAATTGAAACACTTAAAAAGGCTGAATCATGTTAACGTTCTTAAACTTAGAGGCAGAAGGATTTTGTTCAATAGAATCCTTACACCTACAATTAAACCCAACTTGTACCATACTTATCAAGGCCCCAAATGGGAAAGGTAAATCAACTATTCTCTCTGCCTTGGTATGGGCAATATATGGGAAAAACCTAAAGGGTGTTTCTGAGGTAAATACCTGGAAGCAAGTAAGGCCCAAAGATTACAAGGGTACTAAGGTACAAGTATACTTTCAGAAAGATTCTCATACATATAAGATAGTTAGGTGTCAAAAGTATGATGAAGTACTTGAGGATGGTGCTAAAGGTAAAGACAGACTTATCTTCATGAAGGATGGGGATATAGTTGATATCAAGGGGAAGGGGAAGATACAGGATTCTATAAACCGAGAGATAGGTCTATCATATACTCTGTTTATGAACTCAATTATGTTTGGGCAAGGTATAAAAAGACTCATACAAGAATCTAATTCTGATAAGAAAAAGATATTCGAAGAAGTATTCGATTTGGAGTTCTTAAACCTTGCTAAAGGCATTGCATTACAAGATAAAAATAACTTGATATCTCAAATAAACGAAGTAGAGCATGAGTCTCAAATGCTTAAGAAAGAATTAGAGGCTAATAAGGAGGCTTACTTCGATATGAGAGATAGAGAAAAATCCTTCAAGCAAAAAATCAAAGAAGAAAGAAGAGAGTTAAAACAAGATAGAGAAAAGCTAACTAAGTTACTGATTGAGAAACAAAAACAAATTAAGGATGAAGTAGATGCTTCGCTTCAGATAAAGATTAAAAAACAAAATGAACTAATCCTTGATTTGAGGAGTAAGATAAAAGATGCAAAGAATCTATCGAATGTACCACTCAAGAAAGTAATTAAAGAATTAGTAATACAGTTAGAAGCTGGTCACTACAAACGTGCATTACGTGATGCTAAATCAATATATAAAGCGTTCTCTGACCTTGACAAATATGATAAAGAATATCAAGAGGCTTTAGAGAGATTAGAAGAACTTAGTAGTGTAAATGATAGATATAAGAAATTGAAATCTGATTGTGATGATATTGCTTCTGATATTGCTTCTATTGACGAAGATTTGGATAAGCTCAAACAGGAAAAGCTTAAGGTTATGTCTCCAAAGTATAAACAAAAACTTAAAGAGATTAGGAAAAACTTACGGAAGGTTGATGAGGACTTTCATAATAAAGAATTAGAGTTAGAGAATTATAACTGGTTAATTAATGACCCATTGGGTAATAATGGGATTAAGGCATACTTATTCGATTCATCACTCGAGTTCTTAAATAAATGCCTCGATAAATATTCAGAGGTATTGGGATTTAGGATTGAATTTAATATAGATTTGGGCACTGCTAGAAAAGAATTTGTTACTCTTATTGAAAGAGATGGGATGATTATAGATTACGATGAACTATCAGGTGGCGAGAAACAATTGGTCTGTGTAGCAATGGCTTTTGCAATGAATGAGGCTTTAATTGCCTCTAAGGGTATTAACTTAGCATTCCTTGATGAGGTATTTGAATCACTAAGTTCAGATAACATAGAAGTAGTTACCTCATTAATACGTCACATATTCAAAGAGAAAACTCTATTCTTGATAACCCATTTAGATTCACTTCCTCTTGGTAATACCAAAATTCTGCAAGTGGAAAAGACCCAAGGCCTGAGTAGGTACCAATTACTTTAAATTATGAAAAAGAGTAATTTAACTGATTACCCAAATTATAGGGTTTCTAAAAGAGGTAAGATAATCAGATTATCAGATGGGAAAGTTATAAAATGTTACTTGAACCATAGGGTTCAATAGGTATTATTGTTGGCTATACGATTCCAAGAATATTAGAGTCAAAGTATATAGGTATAGATTAGTAGCTATGGCTTGGATTCCCAATCCTGAGAATAAACCTGAAGTTTGCCATATAGATAATAATTCAACCCATGATTATTATAAGAATTTATATTGGGGAACTCATAAAGAGAATATGGAACAAATGTCAAGAGATGGGAGAAGTACTAGAAATAAAAGTATAATCAGAAATATCAGTAAGTCTCGAATTACTTTAGTAAAGAGAAAAGACTATCAGAAGGTTTCTTTTGATATACCCTCAGAGAAACTAGAGCTTGTAATTAAGAAATTCTTTGGGAGTTGAGGCTATAATGGTATATAAAATACAATACACCATTATATTATGAACTCTAAGAATAAAGGAAATCGATTCGAAAGAAAAATTGCCGGGTTTTTTACGAAATGGACCGGGTACAAATTTGAAAGGAATAGAGCAGGGAGTGGAGCTTGGCATTCAAACAAGGACTCCACTTCCGATTTAACCTGTACTGATGAAAGGCATGCTCATAGATGTAAGATATCTATCGAATGCAAGAATTATAAAGAGATTAAGTTTGAACATCTACTCTTAGGTAATAAGGGATGCGATATATTGAAATTCTGGGAACAAGCTTCTAAGGATGCAAAAAGAGCAAATAAAGTTCCCATACTCTGTATGAGATATAATTCAATGCCCTCAGAAGAATTTTTCTTTGTAGTTGGAAAGGATTTATCTTCCGTATTCTATAAACCCCTATTCGATAAAGCCAATATTATGGTAATTGATGTACCAAAGATAGGTGAGATTCTTTATGTATTCATGGCTAGTGATATACTGAAGAATGTAAACTATAAGTTAGTACATAAACAAGCTAAGTTAATTCTTAAAAACCGGTAACCCATGAAGAAGCATACCCCATACTCATATTGTATATTTTACCTTGAAAGGAAGTACTGTGATAAAATTAATAAAGAACTCAAAGAAAAGGGGTATGACCAAATCAAGGCAATTATTCCTATGGTAAACGTATTAAGAAAAACCACAAAGGGTAAGATGGTATTCGAAGAAGTACCAGTATTATTCAATTATGGTTTTATGAGAATGCCTACTAAATTAGCATTCTCAAGGCCATTTCTTAATAAGTTACGTAGAAATATATCTGGTATCAGAACTTGGTTACGTAATACTGAGACAATGCACCCAAGAAAGAAAAAAGTAAGGATTGACAATGCCGAAGACTTTGATGATTTTTCTTTAGTGGCTACTTGTAGTAGAAAAGAAGTAAGGCGATTTAAACGTATTGCTAGAGAGAATAAGAAGTTTTCAGTAGATGATTTAGTCAATGTAAAGCCTGGAGATTACTTAGTATTACGGGGTTATCCTTATGAGGGAGTAGATGCTACAGTATTAGAGGTTGACCATCTTTGTAAAAGAGTAAAAGTTCTTATATACCCTGAAATGGGAAGAATGGAAGTATGGTTACCTTTTGACAACGTTATCTATAGTGTATATTTAAATCATGATCCAGATAAGCTTTATGCTAATTCTGGGGAATATGACCCTAATCAGATAACCAATGAAGCAATTGATAGTATAATGAGATATAGGAGAATTTAATGTTATGAACGAAGCTCAACAAAAAGCCTGGAGTTGTTTAATTGATAAAGAACAACAATCATTATTCCTTCAACTATCAGAAAGTAAATCTTCATGGGAAGCTGGTGAAATTTTAAAGTTATCTCATTACAAGTATCTTGAAATCCGGGAACGGTCAGAGAAATTCTTTAGGCTATTCTCGGATTTTTTTGAGAAACACACTTCTATTTTTCGACCAGATTGCCCCTGTGAGAGGAATTTCCAAGATTATATGGAGGGATGTTTAGAGAAACGATTAAAAAGAAAAGAAGCAAGCTTATTCACAGGAGACTCAGCTCAATTACTCCCAAAGGTAAACTCTAAAAATATAGAGAGAAACATGAAGAGGTTAAAGGAGTCTGAGGATGAATGGGACATAGACACTCTAAGATTAATTCTTGAATTTGATAGGTGGAATAACTTTAGAATACTTCCAAGGATGCTACAACAGCCTTCTGCATTTAAAAGACGGTCGAATAAAAAAGATAAGATATACATCAAATATCTACTTAATAGGGTACCGGATTGGATGCACACTAAACTCAAGGAAAGGTTTAGGTATAAAGTAAAACCAGGAAAGAAAAAGTATTGGGTAGCTTTAATATCTGAGGACCTATATACCGATGGTTATCTATTGTTACCAGTAAGACCTTTGGATGAAGTAGTAGATGAATTTAGTAGATTTTACATGTATGTATTTAAAACTAAAGATGATGCTGATACCTTTGGTTTTATGGTATCTAAGTTCATGATTAAAACCGAATCTGTTAAGCTTGGACAAAAATTCTGGCCAGAGTACCGTTGCTGTGTGGAAAGAGCAGTAAACTATAATCAAGTGAACAACATAGAATTCAATATTAAGAAATTGGATATGGCTTATAACACACATATCAAGAGAAAGCCTAAAAAACCTAAATCCACTGCTGCGAACCGAGCAAAAACCTCGGATTTTTATAAAAATAAATAGAGAAATAAGATAAGATTAAATTATTTATTCTTATATTTGCAAAGAAAATAAATGAATACTTTAAAATATTAATGATATGGCAAAAAAGAGTAGAAAAGACATGAAAGCTCCATCCAAGGAGAAATCAAATTTCCTTGGTGCTTCTGGGAGAAACATGACTTATAAGGATTTAAAGAGAAAGGCAATAATATTAGGGATGCCTTTCCCTGATGCTTGTTCTGCTGGGGTATTTGACTTATTACATTATATCAATGTATCAGAAGAAAAGCCAGATAAATCGTTAATTGATAAATATGACGATTGGATGGATAAGCAATTAGAAAATATTGGGTATTCGAAAGATGACCCATTAAGAAATTCCAGATTAAGGCTTGGGTTTCTCGGAGAAGAAGGGGAAAATGGGCAAAGAAGAACCAAACGAGTTCCTGGGATAAAGAAACCTCGAGAAAAGAAACCACCAAGAGAGAGGGATGAATTTAATCTTATCAAGGGTACAAAGAAATCTTATGTATTCGAATTAACTGCAAAAGGTTTTGAACTTGATAGAGTTATTCGGAGAATGAAAAAGAAATTCCCCGAAGCAAATGAGAAATCTATCAATCTTTGGTATAGAATGGCAAAGAGGAATATAAATGGTAAAACTAAAGGAAAGTAACAACGGACCCATACGACCAGATAGATATTATATATGGACTTGGAGACCAGATACTACCAATAAGATTGTTACTGAAAAGAAATTATATAGGAAACATCTAACCGGTATACCATACTTTACTAGACACCAAGTAAAGGTTACCTTAGTTTATCTTTATGGTGTAGATGTTCTTCAGTATATCCATATAATATCTGGGAGGAAACTTATAAAACAAGGCATTAGAGAATTATCCGATATGAATGGTAAACTTCTTAAAAAGGGTAGTACTAAATTCTGGTTTAAGGGTAAATTCGTAAAAGCAAGGAAGTTCATAATGCCCGATGAATATCACATAGATAAACACCGACGAAGAAGATTTATGGTACAAATGCACCGAGTCTTTAAGTCTAAAGGAAAAAAGGAATTCAATGAAAGGTACTCAATCAAACTCTATGGACAACGGCAAGGCATATCTCCCAAGTATACAAGGCAAAAGAGATTACAAATCAATCTTGCTATCCTACAGGATTTACAACAGGCTGAGTCAAGAGGAGAAAAATAAATTCAATCTGTTATTCCTGCAGTATCCTCCATTGGTAAGTTCATTGGCTTTATATTTAAGAAAGAAGATGAACATCCCAATACAAAAGGTACTATTTATCAAAGCACAAAGGGATATGCTTGAAATATTCGATGAGGCATCACTTAAATTTTTAGGGTATTTGCCTAAAGAAAGGTTTATTAAGAAGTCTCTATTATTTCAAGGGTTTGTTTCATTAGAGAGTATTAAACTTAGAAGGTCTTATGCTTATATAATGACAAATAGGATGATAGAAAATAAAATATGGGTCTACCCAATTCGATTATCCGATAACTATAAAACAATGATAAAAGGGAAATACAAATCCTATACCGAAGTATTTGGGAAGGTGGGTATTCCTGGGATAACTAAAATTAAATATAGCAATGAATAATAACGAAGGTTTTAAAATCACAGCACATCAACCAGCAAACCCATTTGCAGGTAAGAAGTTTAAGATAGTCACTTATCAAGGTGACAAGGAACTTGCCTCTCAGGCAATAACAATTGAATCTCAATTAGAATTAAAGACAACTCTAGATGAGATAAAACAATTCAATATTGCTCAGGAGGAATTAGTAAAATCTGGGTATATTCAGAAATCCATACTGGTAAAGAAACTTATAACAGAGTGATATAAATAAATTATTAACCAACTTAAACATTACGAAAATGGCTAAGAAGAAAAAAGAAGTGGAACTGAAAGAAGTTTCCAGAACAGAAATCAATGGTGCAATCATCATTAAGTACGAAGACGGCTCAGTAAAGATTATCCCTGCTCCTATCATGCTTTCTGCCGAAGAAGCCGAAGACCTTTTTGGTTCTGAATCCGATGACGAGGAAGAAGAAGAAGAGGAAGAATCAGACGATGATGATGATGATGATTCCGAAGAGGAAGAAGAAGAGGAAGAACTGACCGGTGAAGAACTTGCCGAAATGGACTTCGAAGAACTTGAGGATGTCTGCGACGACAAAGACCTTGAAACTGACCCAGACGATTACGATGAAGACGACGTCGAAAAACTCCGTAAAGCAATTGCCAAAGAACTCGGTCTCAAATTGCCGGCAAAGAAAGAAGCCAAAGGTAAGGGCAAGAAAGGGAAAAAGTAATCTGGTAACCGTATTCAAGATTTAAAAGAAGGTAGGGAAATTTCCCTACCTTTACTATCAACTATTAATAAACGTAGAAGTTTACTTATAATAACCATTAACTTATAAAACATTAAAAATTATGGCAACAAAGAAATCAGACTCCAAGAAGAAAGGGGATAAGGAAAAAGACCCAGAAAAAGAAGCTAAACGCAAGGCTCGTCAAGAGGCACTTAAGAATCGGCCGGCTGAACAACGCCCTAACAGCAAGCAAATCGACGTTATTGCCATTAACGACAAATCCAAGGTAATGAACTTTGGTTATGCAGTTAAGAACAAGGAAGGCTATCAGGGTGTAGTGGTTACTTCTGTATTGGTTACGGATGGCAAACCGGTATCAACTTCAGTTTCATTCGTTCCGGGAACTCTTACCGTTAAGTCTAAGAAAGGACATGGCGTTATTTGTTCTCCGAAAAACAAAAAGGCTAAGGAAGAAGAAGAGGAAGAATCAGAAGATTAAACTCTAACTTACTAACTACTATCCCATATGTCTGCTATATAAATTTAGAGTTTAAGTTCATATGAATAACATCTACACTTAGGACGTTGTTCAGCCAAAAGCTCATTGCCTGCGAAGGTAGTGGGCTTTAATTTTTTATACCCATGGAAGAAGAGAAATTAGCAATTCGAAAGAATATTCGAATACTTGCATTGGATAATCTAATAAATACTTATACTGATGTACTAGAAGATAAAGAATTAAACCTGGGACCAGATGAAAGGGAACTTGCCATCAATATAATAAATGAGGCAAGAGAAATGCTATCAGAAGAAACTCAGGAAGTATCTAACCAAGTAATGCAAAGACCCAAATGGAAAAAGACTTAAGATTATTAGTGGGAAACATTAATCAAACTCTCAGAGAATTAGATTATGTTTCGTACCTTAAAAAGGTAGCTCTTAGTAAGGGTAAGAAAGGCGAATACCAATCCCATAGGTTGAAGAGTAATTATCTGAAAAGAAAACTCATATCTCTTAAAGGAGCCCTGAATAAAAAACTTCATGGGACTTATATTGTTGCCCAATTTAATTTTATAAGGGGGGAACAGAAAGAAACTTTTGAACAAACTTTTACGGACTTATCTCAGAAAGAGGTAGAAGATATACTTCAACTCGAGGCAGTTTTAAAACAATGCAGTTTAGAAATCCTAGAAATTAAAGAAATCCCAACCCAAATTAGGAAGGTATAACTATGGTATTATGTAAATAGGAAATTCAATTATTCACCTAATATAAATGAAAATGGCTAAGAAAACAGAAAAGAAGAGTAAATCGGAATCCAAGACTCCGGAACTCACAAAGGCTAAGAAAGCTTTGGATGCTTACCTTAAAGAGAACAAGTTGGACCCTACTAAGGATTGGACCAAAGACAAGAAACATGGTAAAAAGGTTACCGAACTTGTAAACAAGCTCAATAAGGAAAGAGACAAAGTTGCTGCTGCCTATCCTGAAGCTGACCAAGAGAACAACAAGAAATTGGTAAAACTCAAGGAAAAAGAGAAGAAGGAAAAGAAAGGAAATGGTGGTAGAACAGCTACCAAATACGATTATCCTCTCATCGATGGCAGAGAAATGACTTCGGCTGAGAAGAAAAAATACCGTATGGAGCAAAGAAAACTTGCTTCAGGTAAGGCTCCCAAGGAGGAAAAGGAAACTAAGAAAAAGAAGGAAGAAAAGGTAAAAGAGAAACCGGCTTCCGATAAGAAAGATAAGAAGGCCAAAGACAAGAAGAAAAAGAAGGCCGCTAAAGAAGAAGATTAATAAGAGCACTTTTTACTTTTACTTATCATATTTTTGAGTATTCGTTAATAATGGTAGAAGGCCTGGCAATATAAAAATTGTTCAGGCCTTTTATTTTCTAATTAAGTCGAAAATGGAACAAGAAGTATATAAACCAAAACTTAGAATCACTACACTATCAGAGAATGGTACTCCCTTATCAGATAGGTTGGTAGATGCTTATACCGAGATGAATTCAGGTCCAAAGGTACAGCATAACGGTCCCATAAGAGTAGAAGTAACTCTTACTAATAAACAAGATATTGATAACTTCAAAGAATACTTAGATAGGTTATCTGGTACATTGCCTGCTAAGGCACCTAATGTGGGCAGAGGAAGACCTGCAGGGTCTACAACTAAGGAATTGGAATCACCAAGGGAGGATATTCTTGCAGATGTAGAAAAAATGATTGAAGAGGGTAAAAGCCAACAAGATATTATTAAATATCTTAGGGGATTGGGATTTGTATTTATCCTTACTGAAGACTTTCTATTTCACTTTCCCGGATTTGAGTTCAATAAAAAAGATGTTGGAGAAGCAACGGACAATAAGCAATATCCAAATTCATTCTCTTGGATGGCAAGATGTATCAAACGAGCTAAGGACCCAAAAGCAGATAAATTTGACCCAATGGTAATCTTTGGTTTTAGCATTCTTGGGGGACCCTCGAAAAAGATTATCCCATATCTCTATAAGGAAAGGAAGAAACCATTAAGGGCCCAAGTTGGTAAAAACGTAATCTCCTTCTCTCAGGCAGAATTCACTAAACTTCCCAAGTATATGTTAGAATCCGAAAGGATTAAGTTTTCTACTGAACAGAGACAATTGCTTCTAAGTCCCGAAAAGAAGCCTTCTAAATTCTTCCTAAGATGGGTAAACGATGCTATATTCCCAGACTCCATAAAGGAAAAGATGGAAGAAATCAAGAACCGCTAACACTTACCTCCGTATTTATTAAAAGAGTATTTTATATAAAATAATTTTAGTATATTTGTATAAAGAAAATTTAATTATGGACAAGGAAACAAAAGACATCGTAAAGCTCATTGCTGGTATTCAGATTGAATCACTCAACTCAATCAAAGAGGACGTTAAAAATGGAAATGATATTGCCCAAGACTTAATCAAAAAACTCCTTCAGATTGAGGATGACGAAATAATTCGAGCACTAGATGAGCACATTGAATTATACGTAGAAATGGAGAATACCCCTCAACTGATAAATATGCTAAGTGAATACCAAATGCTGGTATGCTCTCACATATTGTTCAGAATGGAAGATGAATGGGTACATACTAATTCTCAGGGAGTACTTGGTACTTGGGCAATATTCCAGAGGGCAAATCTCAAATTCCACCCAGAACTAACACTTTTAAAATTTTAATATAGACATGGAAAAGAACGAATACTTAGAATCAGTAGAAATGAACACCAGAGTCGAAATGATTCCTTGCGAATCCTCTAATATTGAGGGCTTTGGTTATGACTCAAAGAAAAAACAACTTTGGGTTGCTTTTAAAGGTAATCGAGTTTATCGCTATGATGATGTACCTTATGAAATCTGCAACGGTTTACATCAAGCAGAATCAAAAGGTAAATACCTTGCAAAGAACATTAAAAATAAATTCGAAACTACAGGTTATGAACTCAGAAACTAAATTCATATTGGGCCTGGTAACCTTGGGGGCAGTGATTTACTTTATTGGTGAGAATAAAACTCATCCAGTAGAAGTGAGCACTGCTCCTTCTCATTTTGAAAGTCCCATAACCAAGTTAATCTCTCTTCAAGATAGCATGGGTATTAAACCAAAAGAAAGGGAGCAAAAGAAACAATGGTATAAGTATAGGGTAGAAATAGAAACTATTCCAGAAAATCAAATCTATAAGATTGAGAAATCTGGATACCAGCAATATGAAGTTTCTAGATTGGGTGAAACTTATTCCTATGTAACCTACGAATTTACCTCAGACAAGGTAATGACTACTCAAGAAGCCTATGACTTCGTAAAGAAATATCCTGAAAGATGTACAAGGGTACCAAATACATCACAAGATAACATTTACGATAAATATAACGAGGATTACGAAGATTACATAAATGACCCAGAGGATGAAATTAACTATCCTCCAGAAATCTTCGACTTCCTAGCCGATTAACCCGAGCAAATAGAAAATAATTCAAATAAAATTTTTCTATTTAAAATAAAGTTCTTATATTTGTATCAGAAAAAGAAATTAATCATTTTACTAACATTTTAAATATAGACGTTATGAAAAAGAATGAATCAAAGGTTACTAACCTGGTTGCAACTAAGGTTGCCGAACAACTTGAAGGAATTAAAAATTCTAAGACTGCTAAGGCTTCTGCTCCTAAGGCCAAAAAGACTAAAAAGGAATTGGTACAAGATTCTCAAGAAGCTGCCACTAATTTTGCCAATGCCAAATTGGTAGAACTCTCTCCTAAAACCAAAACTTCCAAAAAGGAACAGGTTGTCAAGGAAGTTAAGGAACAACAAAAACCATCCATCATCGAACAGGTAATTTCTAATCGGGAAGTTAAATACGTATACCCTGCCGATGTAGTTGATACTCTTGCTCGGAAGAAATGGAGACAACAAACTCGAAACGAACTCCATCGATTGGAACTTGCAATGGCTCGTATCAAGGACCAGAACTCCAAGGAATTCAAGGCTGCTGCTAAAGCATACGAGGACTTTAGAAAGAAAGTCCTCAAACCAGAACAAGTTGCATAAACCTTTATTAACCAGGTGCCCGGGATAATTACCTGGGCATCTCAATTCATACAAAATGGATTACACTATCTTCTCTGATAAAGAGATGCTTAAGCAGGACAAAGAATTGGTAGAATTACATAAACGATGTTGTAAGTCCTATCTAATCCAACATTCACTTAAGCACTCCAAGATTAAGAAGTTCTTTATCGTTTACGATTGGTATATAAATACTGATAACGTAAGGAATTTCTTTTTCAGGCCTATAAACCTTTTCATTCAGGCATTGCTTTTAGGGCAACTTGATGAAATATCCGATTACATTAATCCTAACAAAAATGGAAAACGAAAAAAGAAACGAACCAGAAAAGTATAACGTACTTTACTGCAAAGGCAAATATCAGTATAAATCTAAATATCCCCAAATAGAAACTAAACATAAGGTTATCTATGCAGGGCCAGTAGAACCAATGGCACCCATCTGGGATAATGTATCAGATATATTAAGGAAATCTGATAGAATTTGTACTGAATCTCGAAGAGAATTAAAGAAGTTAGAGGAACGTTCACAGAATAACCTTTACTTCAAGAAAAATGGTATTACCCATATAATCGTATACAAATGTTTAGAGAAATAGTTAAAGACCTATATATAGGCAAATCGAAGTTAACCATAGAATGTAACCAAAAGGAAATACCCCAAACTACTCTGGTTCAAGACATATTACAGAATACTGGATTTACGGGTAATATGCCCGACTACGGTACCTATGGTAATTTCAAGGATGGGAAATTTGAGATTACTCCAATGATGCCTAAGCATTGCTTATTTATTACTGGAGTACCCAAAGGGGCAATCCTTGATAATTTCAGAGTTAGAAGAACCTATTGGTCCTCTTATTATGAGGATGATGTAAGAGGGTACTTATTTCAAATTACAGATGAAAGTATACCTCGTTTAATAATCACAAACTAAATCTATATGGAAGCAATCGATTACGTAAAATTATTTAAGCTCGACCAAGAGAATTATGATTTTAAAAGGGAAGAGTTTATATCCGAATTAGGTAAAGAATTTCTGGATTATTGCCAAACCACTACAATTGGGATAGATAAAAAGACTGGCAATATATACTACTACCGATTTAGGGAAATAGTTAAGAATTTCGAAACTAAATTCTGGGCAATCTCAGAACTTAAAATATGAGAACCATTAACTCAGAAATTATGGAATGCCTTTTTCGCTACTCAGGTAGTTCCTTTAAGGCAAAGGTTATTCCCAAAGGTTCAGAAATTAATCGAAGAGCAAAAGGGGATAACCAATAACCGTAGTAAACAAGACAAAAAACCTACGAACCATAAAAAGGCAAACTATGGCAAGGGAAATCACAGACCTGCATGGGAATAAATTTAAGGTAGGAGATTATAAACTTTGCCTTAATATTCCCATCACTGGGAAAGGTAATTTAGTATTCACCAGGGACCTAATCTCTGGTGAACCTTTTAATTTATCAATAAGTAAGAAAAAATATAAGGGATATTTCTATAACCTATCTTTGAATCTGTATGTAAGGTTCGATTTAGAGTATATGGGTTATGATGAAAGTTCCGATATCAGAAAATCTCATTTGTATGTCAGAAAAGGAAAATAAAATGGTAAGATTCCCAAGACCTATGGGGACTACTGCAATGGCATTAGAATATCAGAAGAACCCAAATGATGAACTTCTGATAAAGATACACAACTACATTATTAATCAATGGCTGATGGGTAATGGAGTATTATGTGGTATCACTTATGATATCAATACATTCTCATACCGTATGGGTATAGATATTAACTACATACGGGTATTTATGAGAGATAGGCTATTAAGCTCTAGAATATGGGATAAAGAAAAAGCAGAAGATTTACTTCAAGCGTTAATGGGAGAACAACTAGCATGGGCATTAGAAGACCGTATGGAAATAGCCCATCAGGTTAATATCCTAAGAGAATCTCAGGGAGGGAAATACGTACCGTTTATATCTGCCGAGCTGGGAAAGGCCCTTAAATTAAAGCTTGAATCCTCTACATCTCTGCAATCAATAGTACGTAATCTTACTGGAGGAAGTACTACAAATATCTTTGCTCAATTTAATCAACAGAACAACGTAACACAGCAAAATGCAATCACCGTTGAAGAGGCACGTCAAATCGTATTGGAATCACAAAGGGTATTAGATAAACCAGAAGAGGCTAAACTATTGGAGGATAGGTATGACATTAAGTCTCTACCTGAAGTAGTTGCTACTAAACAAGAAGGAGTAGATACAAGTAAAGAGGGTCTTAACCTTAATAAAGCAGAGTTAATGCAAATTACTGATGATTATAAGGGAGCTATGTCTTCATTCTCTAAAGAACATCATGAACTACGTAGAGAAATCGAAATGCGTATAGACCCAGACGAAGAAGACCCAGAGTTATATCAATATGAAGACTTTGAGAAAGAAGAAAAAGAGGATGGCTCATTTGCATCTCAATTCCTCCGAAATAGTAAGCTCCCATAGTTATATCCGGATATTGCATATTTAAAAAGAAAGAATTATATTTGCATATCAATTTTAAAATAGACAAAAATATGGAACTACCAAAGACATCTTACAAAGAGACTCGGGTTAACAAGGTTAATCAGGGTACATACTTTAAATTAAAACCAACTGATACTGCTCCAGTATGGGTAAGAGACCATTATGATAAATCATCTAAGACTTATGCTTGCCATAAGTATGATGACTCAAATCACGAAAAATTTCTCAAGGGAACAAGGAAAATATACATTGACTTTACATTTTAATCACATGAACTTATTTAGACGAAAGAGATGCTGTAGTGAACTCATTGCTATTAAAAATGGCAACTTAGTATTCAAATTGAGTAATACTCATATCAATGCTGCTTATAATACTTTACAGGCAATAATGAGGAAATCTGGTATATTCGATGAGAATCTATATTTCGATGTCTATCAGGAATATCGGAAACATTATGCTATATACGACATAGTACCATTATTGCTAAGGTATAAGATACCCTTGATATTTTCAGGTAGATACCCAAAGAAACTATTCGATAATCAGTTTACTTTTGAGGAATTGATACCAAATGCTCTGGTATATCATAGCTTACCAGAAAATTTCAGATTACCGGAAAGCTTAGAGAAAATCCTTTTAGAAGTAAGGAAAAGGGTATCTGCTTATATAGACCAAGAAGATATATCAGACCAGGGTTATAGGGATTTGGTTCGAACCGATTTCGTAAAACAATGGGATGTATTTAGAAAAGATCCATCTCTTATAGATTGCTATATGGATGTTCAATTGGGCATGCTATCTATGTGGGCTAGAGTAGAAAATAAAACAATCGTAAAGAACATAATCGAAAGAACTCAAGATGAACTAGCTCAAGAGTTCTTATCTAAATATCAACAAAATGGAGAATAAAGAGAAATTTGCTTTCCGAAAGGTTAAAATGTCGGAAGGTGTAGAGGTAGAATTTATTAAATTACTTACCTCAGTAGAGACTAAAAATGATGAGGATATAATTAAAGCTTTTAAAGCTCAACTATCTTCTGGAGTATTAACTTGCCATGCAGAAATGTTATCTAGAACACCAAACCAGATAATATTTCAAACATCTCAGTTCAGTAAACCCTATAACTTTTATAAAAACTGGGAACTATGGGTATTCTCTAATATCCTGGGTGTATGGACTTTAAATAGGTTTAGGATATGATTACAATGAAAAACCTCCAAGTAGAGGATATAAAAGACGAATGGTTATACAATGCCTTAACACAGGGTATTAAGGAATGTATAACAGCTCCAGTCCTAACTTTGGACCCAACAAAACCAGAACCCATTAAAAGGGCAGAAATGATATTGGAGAATTTCTCTCAGGAAGATTCTCCAGTAGTAGCTACAGTGATTGCTCCAGGCAATTTCATACAAATGATATTACCGAAACATGAGATACTTCTCTCGGTAATGTTTATATATAAGGAAAGAAATACCTATGTACAACTTGTAATACAAAAACTTGCTTATGAACGAGAAAAGACTACCACCAAGACTAATGGTTCTGCTAGTGGTACTGAAGGGTGAAAAGGTATATAAAATACCTATTAGGTCCGAAATAAAATTAGACCACCTAAAGGATTTCAATACATTGAGGAGAATTCTTACACCTTTAGTACAACTATACCATGGGGTAGGTTTTGATACTAGACTTACTTACGATGAATTCAGTATCTTTATTAATGACCTACAACATTTGGGATGTGAATGGTTAGATGAATATTCTTCGGGTATACAAGAATTAATAGAAGCAAAACCCATTACTGAGAATGACCATGATGTTGAGAAAATACGAAAAGGGTTACTTATCTCTCTTAAATCTCAGGAGTTATCAGAGGTATTAGCTACTAAAATGAAGCAAGCCATATATGAAGTATTTGAAAACGAAAAGAAGAAAGGTGGACTAATGAACAAGGAACCCTCTTTAGAACCTATGGAGAGTTCAATTATAAGAGAGGCTTTATACTTGCTAACTCCCCAATTACCTTAATAATTGAAAGGCAGTCTAATCCACTGCCTTTCATAGCGTGTACACATCCTCAGCCTCCCTAAAAATAAATTAGATATATTTTTCTATAAAAATAAAGATGCTTATATTTGCATATCAATTTTAAAATAGACAAAAATATGAAAACGAACTCAGTAACTTACAATCAGGCAGACGAACTAACTAAGGTAGTTCGCAATTTCTTAGAAAAGAAATCTACATTTGAACTTGACTCTGATGAACAGGGTAGTCTTCTTAATTTCCTAATGGGACTCTTAATCAAACTAGAGGATGATTACAAACTCAATTGCTTGGATATAAACCAGGTACAAATCTATGATACTACCTATTATTCTTTCATTTTCGAATCAATGATAACTGCCGATACTAACCCCTATAAGGGACAATTAGCCTCGGCAGCAGTTCAATTCATGAACGAATTCACAGATAACGATGGGAGGTTCATATCATTCAATCAACTCGATAGAAACAACTGGATTTTCCAACTTAATTTCTCAATCGCATGACAAAGTATAACGTTAGTCCATTAGTTGCTCGGGAGATAGAATTCTCCACGGGCACTATCTTTGGTGGTAGTTGGTGCCGATACTTTATTTCAATCACCCTACATCAATGCTATATAGAAGCAACATGGAAAACCCGTCCTAAAAATGATTTAGACGGGAACAAAGAAATCTTTAACTCTTTACAGGAGTATCTAGATTGGTTTGCTAATCTTAAGAAAACTTACGGGAGGAGAATATCCCGTAAACAAATGGTATATGCTGCATACGATGAAACAACTCGTACCTTTAGTTACAAACCCTACGAGAATTGGGCTACCAGACGTTCTAAGGAGAAATTAAATAAGCCCAAGGAACCAATACTGGCCGATGAATTATATTAACAAAATCTTCTGGGAGGCACTCAAAACACCTCCCAGAACCTCCCTATTTATAAAAATAAAAGTAGTTATAAAAACAAGTTTAGAAATAATTTTGTATATTTGCAATGAGAAATATTTCTCAAATAATTTTAATATAGACACGTTATGAAAGAATTAAAAAATTTAGAGGCCATCCGGGAACTGCTTGCTTCCCACCCCATTTATACTTATGATTACTCCGATGGCTTGCACATTAACAAGGAAGCTACCAATATCCAGGTTTATTCAATCGACTTAGAGGATGAACCTTTTGCTGCTTATATCTCAGGATATATCATCACATATGCTTCAGAGGAAGTTCTCTTCGAAAATCTCAGGGAAAACATTATTTCTCACATGGACTTAACAAAGGGTGCTGATGACCAATATTATGATGATTCACCCTCACAGGTAGAGGCTATCCTATTCGGAGTTCTTCAATTAATCCCAGAACATCAGGATTATATCATAACCGGACTCAAAAAACATCTCCGGGAATTTATCCAAGATGATGAACAAGATGAGGACATGATATCCCAATATACCAATATCTACAATGCTATCGAAAAATGGGAATCAGACCACAGGGAAACAGAAATCTTCCAACAACTTGCAGTATCAGAATTATTTAACCAATTAAACAAATAATCACTATGGTAAACTTATATAAATTACTCAACGTACTGGAACAGGGCATGTCTCTGTTCCAACTTAATAAATGGAAAACCGAAGGCATCTGGTATCCAATCACCCAATACAAAAAGGAATCAGATGAAATACAGGTAGTAACTAACCTATTTGTTGCTGACCAGGAACAGTACCATATCCAACTATCAGGTAATTATCCAGAAGAATTCGATGACTGGAATAACTTTCTAGAGGAAAACCAATGGAAAATCTACCCATTACTTGCAAACATAATGCAGGTCTTCTTGCCCACAGGGAACTATCAAATTATGTATACCCTATATCCACAAGGGTTCATATCAGTAATTGCTAAACCCATAAACAAATAACATTATGATTACCGAAGAACTTAAACATACCTTAGACTCATTACCTTCAGAGATACATGAACAAGCCAGGGAACTGGTAAAAACTTGGAAAACTGCCAATGACCGAATAATAAACGAAATCTTTGAACTCTCAGAAGAAGAGGCCGATGAACTTCAACAAATTGCCGATGAAGCTAAGGGTAAACTATTTACCCTATTATTTGGCCCACTCTATCATCATTACGTATCTCAATATGTATTAGACCAGAACTATTTTGAAGAAGAGGAACAATTCATTGAGGACCTATTAAAATATTATAACCTATGACAGAATACATCAAAAACCAATTAATCAAACTATGCAACCATCCCGAATGGTTTAACAATATGCTCATCTCATTGGATAACAATCCCGAAGAACCTCATACGGCTATTCGCAATTATTTATCCCATGTACAACTAAATGGATTACTAGAAAACACCGAAATAGTACATGTATCATTCAATGGAGATGAACCTAAACCGGGATTCTATTTCGAAATACCCAAAGATCCTAATATGTATCTCATACTTGGAATCCTGGATGAAGATGAACGCCCACGTACCGTACTATTAGGTAAACCAAAGTTTAACCCTCAACTCAACTAATATCATGGAACCAATCATAACAATAAATGGTTACCCAATCGGATGGGAATGGCTAGACAGAGTACCTCTAGAGGACTTTACTTGGCTTATAGAAATATTCTCTACCATGACCGATAACACTGATACTTATGACTTTGCTACCTTCGATAAAGAAGCAACTAATGGAGAACCTCCTTATCCAGTAATCGAAATCAATAGGAAAGGCTTAGCCCACTTCATGAATGATGACCAAGGCTATAAATCAGGTATATCAATGTACGGTCACTATATAGCATGTAAATGCTTAGATATATCCTCAGAAAGGGAATACATGAATCAGTATACCGATATAAGAATCCTAACCAATGAAATAAAACCATGCTAACAAAAGGGAAATTCCTGGTATCTTTCGAGGTACCAGGACACACTAAAGAATACACAGAGGGATTCACAGAGGAAATGGTAATCCCATACAGAACTGAGGAACTTAATATCTATCTAAGGTACCCCAACCAAAGGATAAACAACAATCACCTTCACTCAGAACACATAAGATTACAAATAAGAGATATACTACAGATACCCCTAACAGATATAACCATAATCGATATAATATCACTACCATGAATATCATCTATCACATAATCCGAATAATCCTATCCGTAGGCACCATCCTAACCCTCATACGCAATGAGAAAATATACCAAGCCTACAAACACCACCACCCAACAAACAAATTAAGGTATATAATATCACAAACCCTAATATTAATCCTATACACCTCATCACTAATCCTAGTATCCTACACATATAGGATTATACTAACCCACCTATAACCCAATACTCCCCTACCCAACACAAAAATAAAAAGAAAATCTTAATAGCGCTAACTAAGCTACAACCTAATTTAGGTACATAATATAATACACCTACATACATAACATATAACCATCCCCCCTTATATATACTAATCATATAATACATATCAAGGTACCTCGCCGGGGGTTTTGGGGATTTAGGCAAACAGGGCTAGGCAAACTTACCTTACTATACAAAGCCACTCAACTCACTATATAGCCACTATACCATATAGCTCTACTACACACTTTAAAGGCAAACTCAAAAAGGCCTATGTGATGATAATTTTTCGTCCCCTAATGGCCTCTTATTTACCTTATCCGAATTACCTTACCAAGCACTATTATATAATACATATCAATTAAATTCAAGGTAAATATGAAACACAGAACCCACAAGGATTTCCCATCCTACCGATTCTATTCAGACGGTAGGATTAAGAACAAAACAACCAATCACTTCATTAAGGTAAAACGTCATATGAAGTTGATTGATGCTAAAGGTAAACGTAAAGGTATTACCGTTCAGAAATACTTTGCCGAACTCTTTCCTGACTTATATGCTTGGGAAGATAAAAGAGGTACCCCTAAACCTACCTATACCCCTATTAAGGTTAGTGATAGGAAACGTAGGAAATATAATCCTAAGTTTATTAAGGCTCTTCAGCAAGAGGCAAATTATAAAACTTGGGATGAATTATGTAAGGCCTATAATATACCGATGGGTAGTATAGGTTATTTATTAAAGAAAGGTAAGGATAACCCCAATGGTCAGGTAATAATTAATATTGATAGGGTAATTATAAGGAAATAGGTAATATGGTCCTAGAGCTTTATTAGTAATTGGCTAAGTATTTATATTAGCATTATTTATAAGGTTTCTAGGACTTACCGTGTTAAGGCAATCTCCATTCATGGCCTCGGAGATTTAGGTAAATATAATTCAAGGCCCTTAATAACCTACGAAGGCAATTTGGGTTATTGCATAATTAAAATAAAGTCTTTATATTTGCAGTAAGAAAATAAAATAATAATCACTTAAAACCCATTACCTATGAACACAGAAGAATTATCAAACCGATTAACACAAATCGTACAAGGCATTACTAATACTCACCCTATTAGGATTAAGGCTACTATCGAAGTTTTCCTTGAAGAATTTGACCCAAGCCAGAACTATCTTCTCTTTATTTCAGATATAGAAGGCTATGAGACCCAATTTATCGAATTTGAGATTTGGGACGAAAAGGATGGCCCTATACCTGGTATAAAACTTTTCAAGGATCTCAATATATACCTTGAACGAGAATATTGCGAATACTAACCCATTAACCCAGGCCTAACTTAGGTACCTGGGTTTTTACTTACGCTAACTTAGTAAGCCCTTATAGGCTATCCTAATCTCTATAGGCTTACCATAGTCCCTATATGGCCTTATTGAATTAGGACCTAATAGGTTTATAGAGGGCAATAATAGGGATATAGCTAATGAGCCTTAATTCTTTATCACCTTAGTCCATTAATGGCCTTATCAATATACAGGTATATAATACACTCTCAAGAGGACAGGAATAAGCCATATAGGATTATCCATATACATATCATATATGCCCACTACAAGGCGTGTGAAGATTACCCTTGTGAACCCCCAAAATTAAGTGCAAATATTAAGTGCACAATATTTTCTATTTTATGAATTTTTCACAAAAATAATTTTGAAAATAAAAATATTCATTTTCTCAAAAAATTTTTCTTGAAAATGTTTGTAGATTAAAATAAAGTCCGTATCTTTGCAATGTGAGAAAAACAAAAGATATTTGAAAGATTTTATTTAAAACTTTTTAAGAAAATAATTTTCTAAAAATTTTGTAGATTAAAAAATAGTTCTTATCTTTGCAATACAGAAATGAAACAAACCTTATTAGATAGTTTAATAAGTCTTGAATATCTATCAAAAAGGTTATAAAATAATAATAATAAAATATTCAAGCGTTTTTATTATGAAAAATCAAATTAACAAAGTGAGTGTAGAAAAAGCAGTAGCAAACAGCAAAGCAAATAGTTTAATTGCTTTAGATGTATTAAAAAGCGTTAAAGAAAAAAATGCGGGTCTTTTCAAAACTTCTTTAGGGACAAAAACAGAAATTTACAAAAAAGAACTTTTTGAGGGTGCAAACGAAAAGCAAATCAAATCGTTACGCAAAAAGTTCAGAAACGTAACTTTTAATTTTCTTTCCACGATTGCAAACCATGCAGATAAAAAACTAATTGAGGGCTTTATAGACTTTTATAAACAAGTCTATGTTATAAATGATTTCTCTTTTTCTTCAATTGCAAGCGAAAACACAAAAGAAGAAAAGAAAGAGATATTAATAAAAGGTCTCGAAATAGTGAAAAAATCAATGAAGTAAAACAAAATCAGATAGGGAATAAAATTTTATTCCCTATCATAAAAATAAAACTATGATATTAAATATATTGTTATTTGTAGGGGTAATTTATTTAGGGATTCAATGTTATAAAGATATAAAAGAAATTTTGAAAGACGATAACAATACTTTCAAAGATTAAAGAAAACAAAGGGACAAAGATTTTTATTTGTCCCTTACTTTTTATTTTCAAATGTTAAATTTAACGTAACCGTACTCCCCTTTTAGTACCACAACTTTCGAAGCCCTCACATTAAGGGGTACCTTGAAGGCAAATACACATTTTTAGTACCAGGAAATTTTGACACCTCGTATTAGAGGCATACCCAGATATCCCACACCACATACATGCCCACATAACACACAAAGAAGCCAGGGATGTTAGGTCTCTGGCAACTAATTAAAGTATAGCACGAATTAAATCCTTAGTCCTATCTTTCCCAAGAACTCCTCGAACCTTACCACCTTTCTTCTCATAAAAGAAAACATAATACTGTTGAAGATTCCTTAACCACCATCTCTTAACTTCACCATACCCATCAAAGTACCTTTCTATACAATTCATATCCAATTGGGTAATCCATATCTGATACCAAATCCGATTACCTTCAGAGCATCTTAGGATTCTCTTTTCATTATCATCCCTAATTGTTTCAACCTTCACCATCTTAATAATCCTCCCTCACTGATTTTAACCTACTGGTAATATCTATTCTCCCAGTAACCTTTAACACCCTACTATTTTTTCTCTTTAGGTATAAATATCTTAAATAATCTTCTGCCCTTTCAATTGCCTTATCCTTATCAAGGAAGGTTTCTATATTACTCGAATTCTTATCTCTAAGTGTAAGCCAAAACACCAATCCCAGGAAGGAATACCTAATCTTAATGAAGTACCTTCCTCTGCTTGTATGGTAGTAAATCTGATACTGATACTTTCTCATAATTCTTTATATTGATTATATAATATCATAGACTTCGGATTATCCCTTTTGGTATTGGCGATATCAAAGTTCTTTCTATAAACCAAAAACTTATAAAGATATGGAAGAAAAAACATTATTCAAACTAGCACGTGCAATTACAGATACAGGTACAGATACTGTATCTTCAAAAGGTGGTACTATAACCTACCGTATCACTTCCCTTAAAAGAAAACTAGTAAATGGCAAAGTAGTTTCAACCTCTACACGCTCTTGTACTTTGGGCTCAGCCTCCGTAAGTTGGGCTATTTGGGGAGGAGTTACCGTTGGAGATGGTTACTTAGATGTAAAAATTAACTATTCAGAAAATACTGGGTCCTCAAGGTCTACTACTCTGATATTTACCCAAAATGAGTCTAATAACAAAATCAATCTCACAGTAACTCAAGAGGCTGGTGTAACCTATACTGGATACATAAAAACGGTTTCAAACACATTGCCTTTAGGTGGTAGTAGAGGTAATACTGCTCAAATCCTTGTGATGGCCTATTTAAAGGGTAGTGATGGGTCTAAAAAGCCAAAAACTCCCCATGTGGGTAGTGCTCCCGATTGGTGCTCAGTATCCATTGCCTCAGTGGATACTCTTGAGAACCATTACATGTTATCACTGACTGCTTTATCGAATAATAATACTGGAGCTAGCCGTTCAGGGCATATCTTCTTAACCTGTGGGGATGCTAACCTTAGTATACCAGTAACTCAGAAGCCCCTTGTGGCTTCAACATTCACTCTCTCTGGATTGCCCACAGGTACAGGCTACTATCTCTTTGGCAGGGGAGCTAGGCCACAGAATACATCATCTTCAGATCAGATGTATATACAGGGTCTCTCAGCAACTGGTACTACTACTATGAAGATTCCATTCTATGCCAATGACTCAGAACCTGGTTCTCGAATAGAATGTACTACTGGAGATACAGTATCTGTATATACTAAATCAGGTGCTACCTGGATATCAGAGGGGTCATTTATAGTACCAAGTGCAGGAGGAACAGTATCAATCTAAAAACATTATACATTATGGAAAATAAAGTTCTTAAATTAGGGGGGGGGGAGATCCACCAAAGATGTATATGCAGAAATAAGACAGGGAAACTCTGAGAGATGGACAATACAATCTCAAAAGAGTAAGTATGTAAATGGCAAATTGTCCGGGGTTATTGGAGTTGGTTATTCTGCTAGCCTCAATAATACCTCGGATTATCTTCTGGAGGAAGACAAAAGTAACAATAGTATTCAGATTACTGCACAAAATGACGGTACTTCTGGGCTTTGTGTACTTACACAAAATGAATCTGGTAATAAAATAAATCTTAAGATTACTACTCCCGACGAAAAAGAATACTGGGAAATACATTTTAATCCTATACCCATCAATGGAGTAGACACAAATGCTTTTTTTTATACTACCACCAATATTAGTGGTGAAAATGGATCTATGGCTAAGGGTGACAGATATAAGAATTGGATAGTAAATCAAAATAGATATGCTATTAATATCTATATTGCTAGTATATACCCGGGAAATTCCGACATGCTATCTTGTTCCTGCCTCGATAAGAATGGTAATGCTTTTAGTCCTAACTACAATTTACCAAGTAATTCATACTTTACAACAAAAACAACTGGATTGGGTTCCTATACTCTTACAAAAGTTTCAACTCCCCCTGTTAGCGATGATACTCCTATACTCTCCAGTAGGTTTAACCCCACTAAAAAATATCCATTAGATTTGAATTTTTATTGGGCAAGTCAAAAGCCAACTTAATACGGGTATTAAGATAATATCCCAATTATAAAAGCAATTACCCAGAATATAAGAGCCAGTGTATATGCAACAGAATATCTATGCCAGGGATACCAGCAGGTAATATAAGAATCTACTTTTAGTATTTCTGGATGTTCTTCCTCGTATTTTTTATCCTCTTCTCTAGAACTGTATTTATGAAATACATAGAAAGGTAAGAATACGAGGAAGATTATTAGAGCAACTGGGAACAAGAGTAGGAGAAGAATCTCCCACCCTTGCATTGATGACCCAGCATAATTACCATCTCTGTCAAAAAAGTATCTCATAGTAATCTATATTTTAGGTATTTGATTAATAGATAAATCGGAAATAGAGGTAATACTATCCATACCGAGATGAATAAAACGAGAGAGTGTATTTTGTGAGTATAGGGTAAATAATCCAAGCAAGCCCTTACAAAAAATACAGTGAACGGTAAGCATACCAAATAAATTATTGCTAATACAGTAGTCATTGTTCTTTGAGGTATTTGTTAATAATCTTGGTAAGCTTCTTATCGAAATCAATCATCATATCAAAAGCATCGGTATCTTTCATACTTTTCATTTCCTTGTCAAGGAACTCTATGTTTCTCTTAATCGAGAAATAAGCCTTATATGCAAGGTAGGCTTTCTCATGTTCTTCTGTGAGAGGAAGAACATCTCCTTTTTGCCCATCCAACCTTGGATATGTATTATCAGGACCGAGAGTTCTTGCAACTTTTACCCGGTTACTGAGCATTGCAAATCCACCTTTCTTATCGATGGATTCTACTGTTACTTTCTCTGTGATGGGTCTTCCTGATAATAAGAAGATAACTTCATCACCTTCTTTGAGCTTTTTAGCTTCTTTCTTTTCTTTTTTCATATCTATTTTATTTAGAAATTTTTCTTTATGCAAATATACGAAATTATTCTTTGTTTATTGCATTATCTATTTTATTTTTAATAAATTCATAGGCATTACCCCGGTAATCCTCTAGCATTTTGTATTCCTGTGGAGATAGAAATATTCCGTTTACTTTAAAAGCATCTCTTAGATGTTCTGGTATAGTGCCTTGATGAGTGATGTTATTATAACGGATAATGAAAAGTTTCTCTTGGTCTTCATCAATAACTCCAAGAGTGTTGACTGGTTGGAGTTTAGTTTGGTAAATCCCTCCAAAAGTAGAAGGAACCATTAGAATACTTCCCGGTATTCTAGTTATCCAATGGGAATAATCGGGAGTAATTACGGCAATTTTCTTCTCTTTTTCAAGTTCTTTATCATAAGCTAATCGATTAAACCAAAAAGCACATTTAAAACAAACTTGTTTTCTTGCCATAAGTTGGGGAATCTCTCTAGTTTCATCAAATTCCTCTAAATTAATTGGTTTGCCACATATCTGGCACTCATTTTTCTTGTCCATATTGCATTATTTTATAAGTTATATATGATAATAGAACCTCGAAACATCCTAAAAATGGGTTATAAGCAATACTTTTGTTACTAAAATTGAACCATTAAAACTGATAAGTTATGGATAAACTAACAAATGAAATGATTAAAGACCTTGCTATTCGCTTAGGTCTAGAACCTGCCCTATTGAAAGCTGTTCAATTGGTAGAAGCAGCAGGTAGAGATGGGTTTTTAGCTGATGGTAGGCCTCAAATTCTCTTTGAGGGTCACATTATGTACAAAGAAGTACATAAGAAATTCCCTGACAGAGATTTAGCTTACCTTTGTAAGAGATATTCTACGATTTTCTTCCCTAAATGGGATAAATCGAAGTATTTGGGAGGTGTACACGAGTATAAAAGACTCGAATTAGCCAAAGAAATTGACGAAGAATGTGCATTGAAGTCTGCAAGTTGGGGTATGTTCCAGATTTGTGGGTTCAATCACAACCTCTGTGAATGTAAAGATGTCTTCGAATTCGTTCATAAGATGTCAGAATCTCATGCAAATCAACTAGAACTCATGTATTATTTCATGAAAAACTCTGGTTGTTTGAGTAATCTCAAAGAAAAGGACTGGGCTGGCTTTGCCAGAAAATACAATGGTCCCGGGTATGCCCAGAATGCCTACGACCAAAAACTAAGAAATGCTTACGAAAACTTCAAAGATAAATTATGAAAAGATGTCATTTTAACAGCTGGGTAGCAAAAGTATTTCTTTTCCCCAGTTACAAAGCAATTACTCTGGTGTATAACTCATTCTTCAAACACAAAGTAGAAGAGTGTAAACCCGATGATATCAATCATGAACGTATTCATCAGGTACAACAGATTGAATGTAGTATAGTGGGTTTAGTACTTGGTATCATACTCTGGTTATCATTTGGTATATCCTTTTGGTGGGTAGTGGCTCTGACTTTTGGATTCTTCTACCTTTGGTATATCATCGAATATTTCATCATATTGTGCTTTGCCAAGTGGAATAAACAGAATGAAAGATACCATGATGTAAGTTTCGAAGAAGAAGCTCACAACAATGATAAGAATCTGAGTTACTTGGAAGACCGTAAGCCCTTTGCTTGGATTAAGTACATTAAATTGAGAAGCTACAAGAAATGAAAAAACTAAGGGTATTGGGAGTGTGCGCTGGACAGGGTGCACTCCTGTTCCCTTTTAAGAAGAATTTGTTAGGGAACATAGAGATAAGGGGAGTATTCCACACTCCGGGCGAAGAACAATGGAAATTAAACTTTGGAGATATACCGTTTTACAAGGGCTTTTGTTTACAAGAATTCGATGAGAAAGTAGACATAATTATATCAAGCCCCGATTGTGGAGCAGCCTCAGTAATGAGGTTATCTAAAGTAAAAGAATTGGGCAATCCCCAAGAGAATAAATCCCTGAATCTAGTAATTCAATCAATCTTACATTATAAACCTAAGATATTTCTTATTGAAAACTTACCTCGTTTGCTATCTTTGCTCCCAAAAGAATATCTTCAAAAAACTCTTGAAGACTATAAACTTATTTTTCACGAAAGAAGCGTTTCTGACTACGGTAACTCACAGTTATCACGAAAGAGATTACTTATCATTGGAGTACATAGAAAAACGGGTAAGAAATATTTGAATGCTTTTGATGAAGTATTTCAAGTAAAAAACCCAACAATTACTAGAAATCTACTTAAACCACTCACATTCTCTCAGGAAAATAATACTAACCAGATTCCGTTTATGAGTAAAACTCTGGCAATGTATGACTATCGGAAGCTTCCTGAAAAGAAGAATCTTACAGTAGCAAAGATACATAGACTCTGGGTTAGAGATTTTAAAGATGAAAAGAAATGGCCTATCAAAACTGCAAAGATGAGTACTCTCCCGGGAGTATATCGATTAGAGTATGATAAACCCCCATTAACCCTCAGACCTGCAGATAGGCAATTTAGACCAGATGGATACCCCTTGGGAATCGAAGACTTCAAGGCAATTATGGGATTTCCAGATAAATTCAAAGTTTACCTTCACAAGAATGGTGATACCTTCGAAGGTGATTTTAAGGATTATCATTACTGGCTTAACAAGGCAAGGTATACAATTGCCAAAGGGGCAGTTGGGGAAATCGGGATTTGGTTTAAGGAATGCCTTAAAAAGGTACCTTAATTTTCAGTGACTCCCCCTATATATATTATGGCCAGGTAAGAAGGTAAGAAGGAAGGAAAGGAATAATTCCAAAATACAATTCTGAAAGGATAGGGATTGTTAAGGGAAAGGAAAACAAGCCACAAACCTAACTAATTGATTTTGAATGAATTAGGTAGTACCAAGACTTGGCAAATTGATGCCAAGTACCTGATTTAGAGCTAGTTGACTATATTCGTATGAAACACCAAAATCGAAAATGATATGACTAAGAAGATTTTACATCGTTCGGAAATTACACCGAAGAATCTGAAAGCAATCTTCAATCTGATTGCTGTACTATACAATCGATTGATTAAAAATCGAAAGGGAAAAATTCGTATAACTATTTCTGAAGATTCGAAAGGACTTGAATTTAGATTAAGAATACCTACCTCGGAATTAAGTTCAAGTATGAAAGCTTTAATCCGTATTGGTATGGATAAGTTCATTGCTAAGGACACTTATTTGAGAATCAAGGATGAAGACATTTAAGAGGGCCTTGTTTATTGTACTTCTAGGATTTACTATTTACCTTTGCTTCAGGAATTACAAACTTTCTCGAGAGGTTGATTCCCTGGAACTAGCGGTCAATGAAATCCCAGATACAGTATACACAGAGAAACCCTTCAAACCAGAGAAGAAGTACTCAGAAAAAGTTGAACCAGGTAAAATCTTAGTTCATGATAATAAGCAGCCAACTCTCTTTCCTGATTCCATGCTAAGGCAGCCAGTTATCAGTAACCAAGATTCCCTGGTTCAAATTGTTTTGAAGAAAGATAAGTTGAACTTAAGTCTGTTCAATAAGGAGACTAACACTTATTCAACTAGACTATTCCCAATCGATTTAGATAAGTACAACTACAACTGGTATGAAGGTCAATTAACTCGAAAGAAAGTTGCAAGGTTATCACTTAGTCCATACGTTTATGGCAAATACAGACCTTTCAATAATCTCTTCGATATGGGAGCTGGTCTTTCAATCAAGACTAAGAGATTTAATTACAAACTCGGAGTCAATACCTTTTACTATCCGAAGATAAAATCAGGGATGGGTACTGACATCGAATTTCAAATAACGTATAACTTTTAGATATGGCAAAGACTATCTCAGAAACTAGAACTACATTAACTCGGGAGGAGCTATCAAACCTATCCCGAGTTTCTAGTGATGTTTTCTTTTTTAGCCTTTTTTGCTATGTGATACATCCAGTAAGAGGAAAGGTAAGATTTGATTTATACCCATTTCAGAAATCAGTTCTCTACAATTTCATTGCCCAACGATTCAATATCATTCTCAAATTCCGTCAGGCAGGAATTACAGAACTTATTTCTATGTACTGTCTTTGGTTGGCGATGTACCATCCCAACAAAAAGATAAACATTATCTCTATCAAAGACACAACTGCTAAGAAGGTGCTTAAGAAGATTAAGTTCATGTACAAGAATCTTCCATGGTACCTTCAAACTCCCATAATCAATGGTAGAGCTGGAGAATACGGTTCTGCTTCCATGATAGAATTTGATAATGGGTCATTTATTGAATCTATTCCGACATCATCCGAAGCCGGTCGTTCGGAATCCCTTTCTCTTCTGGTAATTGACGAGGCAGCAGTAGTAAGATGGGCTGCTCAAATTTGGGCTGCTGCATTCCCTACTCTTTCCACTGGTGGAGCTGCCATCGTCAATTCCACTCCCTATGGAGTTGGTAATTTCTATCACTCAACTTGGGTAGATGCCATTGCAGGAGGTAATCCTTTTAACCCAATTCGATTATACTGGCAAATGCACCCAGAACGAGATATCAATTGGTATAACCAAATGTCTTCTGCTTTGGGAGCAAAACGAACTGCACAAGAAATTGATGGTGACTTCTTATCATCTGGTAATACAGTCTTCGACTTAGCCGATATTAAAGCTATCGAAGACTGCCTTAGTGATTACCCAGTTATTAAGAAGAGATTTAATGGTCAATACCGACAATTCTGTGAACCCGAATCAGATAAAGAATATTTCATTGGTGCAGACGTTTCAACTGGTAGAGCTTCTGACTACTCTTCATTTACTTGTATGGATAAGCTAGGAGAAGAACAAGTAGTATATAAGGGAAGAATGGCAGTGGGAGCTTATGCTAAGTTACTTGGTGATACTGGGAAGTTGTTTAACTGGGCAGTAATAGCTCCAGAATCCAATGACGTTGGTTTATCAGTAACTTCTAAGCTTCAAGATGAAGGCTACCCTAACCTTTACTACTACCAGAAGATGCTGAAGAAAAAAGGTAAAAGTAGACCTGAAATGGATAAATCCCCTGGTTGGTTAACCACCCAAAAGAATCGTTCAGTGATAATAGAAAACTTGGAAGAAGATATTCGATTAGATCACGTAATCATTAAGGACCCATTCTTTGTACAAGAAGCTTATACCTTCATTTATGATGGTTTAGGTAGACCTGTTGCAATGGGTAAACATAGGGCTAACAATTCAGCTGTAGATGTAGACCTTGAAGGAGATGTATATGCCGATGATGATATCTTTGGAAAAGCAATATGTAATCACATAAGGAAAGGAAAAACTAACGTAATCGTACAACCAAGATGAAAAAGTACTTCAATTTTAGTTGGGGTTGGGGACGTAAGAAGGACCCTCCCAAGAATGGTACATCCTCTAATAAAGAGGAAAAGCCTGCCACATCGATTTCGCCTGGTAGGGTTTCAGTTGACGATGATAGCGATAACTTAATTACATCATTACAAGGGTTGACTAAATTAGTTGAACCCTCTTTTCGTGTTGATGTGATACCTTTAATTCGGGATTTATATAAAGTAAATCCCGATATGGGCATTGCATTGCAAGATATGTTTAAGTTAGCTAACACCAGTCATACAGTAACTTTCCCTAATAATACCGATGAAGAGGCTTCAAAGATGAGAGAACATCTTAAGAAAGCCACCAAGGGATGGACCAGATATACTGCTGGTATAGATGGTTTAGTTAATAAAATGATTGTTCAACTTCTTGTAAGTGGGGCAATATCCGTAGAAGGAGTACCAAATGATAAGCTTGATGGTTTGGCTACTGTATTATTCCTTAAGCCAGAACACATCAAGTTTAAACGTGAATTAAATGGGGTGTATGCTCCTTACCAAAAGAATATAAATTTCTTTGTTAAGCAACAAGATTACATTAAGCTTAACCCAGAAACCTATTTCTATGTTGGTATGTTCAATGATACCGATGAACCTTATGGAGTTCCCCCATTTATGCCTGCATTAGATTCTCTCAAGGGTCAGAATGATATGAAGGTTAACTTCAAACATATCATGGAGATTTGTGGTATGGTTGGTTTCTTAGAAGCTAAGATGCAGAAATCTCCACAAAGACCCAACGAGAGTATCAAAGCTTATGAATCTAGATTATATCATGAACTCAATATCCTTAAACGTAATGTTAAAGAGGGTATGAAGGATGGAGTAGTTGCTGGTTACATAGATGACCATGAATTCAAACTCAATTCTACTACTAAGGAGCTCGGTAATATCGAGAAGCCTTGGAATATGAATCAACAATCTGTAGCAAATGGGTTGGGAGTTAATGGCTCTATCATTGGGGTATCATCTACTACTGGTGAAGGTGCAACGGGTATAATGCTGTCTAAGATGATTAGCCAGTTAAAAAATATCCAAATGCTTGTAGCTTATGTATTGGACCGACTTTATTCTCTAGAACTGCGTTTGGCAGGCTTTAATAATAAGGGAATGAAGATTGATTGGGGAACTTCTACAGTTTCTGATGAAGTTAAAATCCAACAAGGTCTTCAGTATAAGATACAGAACCTTGACTTATTGTATAAGGCAGGTATCATTAGCCAAGAGCAATATGCTTGGGCAATGGGTTATGATTCACCAGATGAAAAGGAACCAAGAGTTTCACTTGAGGACCAATTTGCTAAGGGAGGTAATATAGACCCCCAAGAAGGAACTAAGAAGAAACAAAGGCAAGATGATAAAAACCAATCTGCTCGTAGGTCAAGAGATAAGAATAACCCGGCTCCTTCTCGAGGAGACCAAAATACTAAAGCAAGATGAGTAAATTTACAAAGAAAAACAAAGAGCATCTTGATTCTATGGTGATAGGTCAAGGCCATACCATTATGGCTGGGTATATCCCAGAAGCAGTGGGAGCCAAGGCTTTCTCAGAGAATTATTACAAATGGAAAAATCCTACACCGGATTCCATTGCTCAATTTGGATTTTGGGGAGGGGATATAGATTATAATACCTATTACCCTAACCTGGATAAATCGGAATTAACCCCAAAGGATGAAGAGTTTATCGAACCTATGTTCCGATTACTTTCGGAAACAATCGTATCGAAAAATTGGAATCCTACAGACTTCAGTCAAAATGGAGTACTAAAGGCTTCTATGAAGATGTTGCTTGGTCAAACAGTAAACTGTGACCATGAAACCAACATCGGTAATGCTATTGGTGCTGTATCACAAGTAATGTGGCAGGAATCCTATAAAGACGGTAGCTTTACTATACCCGCTGGTATCAACGGTATTCTGAAAATCGATGGTAAGGCAAACCCAAGAATTGCTAGAGGCATCCTTATGGAACCTCCTTCAATTCATAGTAATTCAGTTACTGTACAATTTAAGTGGGATAAATCCCATCCCCAAATGGAAGATAACGAATTTTATCAGAAACTGGGTACTTATGACTCTAAGGGAGTTATGGTACGTAGAATTGTTACTGAAATTGTTCGTTACCTTGAGACCTCACTAGTTTCACATGGTGCTGATTCATTTGCCCAGAAAATTGGTTCGGATGGTAAAATCATTAACCCAACCTTTGCCAAAAGAACTTGGGCATCTTATGAAGAATACAGAGATGATAAATCGAAGCAATACTTCTTTACTGATTATAAATCAGATTTAACATCATATCAAGAAAAGAACGATACTCAGGGTTCTTTTAATGATAATGATGCCAATGATAATCATTCAAATAAAGATAACATGAACGAAGAATTACTAAAATTTCTTGAAAGCCTTTTTGGGGATAACATGCTTACCCTGGAAGAAGGTAAAGAGATGAATCAGGAAAATGTAATTGCCTGCATTCAGACTTTGGTATCATCCAGAAACGAATTGCAAACTTCGGTAGATAATCTTACTACAGAGAAAACTTCTCTTACGGAACAGATTACCAACTTGAATGCCGAAGTAGCTAACTTGAAGGAAATGGCAACCGTAGGAAAGAATCACATTGCTTCTCTACGTGAAAATGCCGTAGAAACCTACAAGAAGTTGATGGGTGATAAGGTAGATGAGACAATCGTTACGATGCTCAATGCCGAGACTACTGGTATTACTACTCTTATTTCCTTGACCAAGGATTACCAAGCTCGCTTGGAAGAGAAGTTCCCTCTCACTTGCTCAAAATGTGGTTCTAAGGACGTCAACCGTGCTTCCTCAATTGCTGAGGATGATACCGAGGGTAAAACTGGAACCCAGGGTACTGATACCCAACGGAATTCAGAATCTCCGAGTACTAAGAATGTAATCGATAACTTGTATCGAAACAAAATCAAATAACTAATATAAATAATCCGCGTTATGGAAAAAACTAAAATCGTAAACGACCCTCAGCAACTTACTCTCTTTGGGGAAAGAACCCCGAGAGCGGTGATTTACAAAAGTGAGTCACACAAATTGCACCAGGCTTTCAATGTTAAAGCTGGAGAGAAAATCGTACAGGGTATGCCAGTGGCTTTGAATGAAGAAGGTTTGATTTACCCTTGCACTGATGTAGTTACTCAAGTTTATTTGGGTGTAGCAGTAACGGATAACGTTAACCCTGCTTATCAACCTCAAAGAAATTTCCCGGTAGAGGTAACAGTAGCTATGGAAGGTTACATGATTTGTAACTGGGTATCAAACGAAAATATCGAAGCTGGCTATGTAACTCCCAATGGAAAATTGCTTAACGATAGATTCGTAAAAGCTAACCAAGCAACTTCAACCCAGTTCATTGCCCTTAATCCAGCAGAAGAGGCAAATGAGGTAATTCAAGTACTCATCAAATAAGAGAAAAGAAGTTATGGAAAATAAAATAGATATTACAAAGTTGAAGGCTCAGGATTTTATGAATGAGCTGCCGGAAATGGTAAGAAGCTTGGAAGCTGTTCGTTCCGGTTCACAGGACAAGAAGCCTGTAGAGGTAACTTTTGGAGAATTGGTTACCGGTAAATGGGGTATTTCAGAAGATGAACTTTTTGAAAAGATGGGCATCAATCCAAAAGTGGACACGATGCAGAACATCTTTACAATGCCCCAACAGAATATTCGTTGGATTGTTCCGGAAATCATCCGTGCTGCTATCACATTGGGTATGCGCCAGGCTCCGTTCTATCCAAATATCATTGCATCTGACCAACCAATCAATGGTTTACAAGCAATCATGCCGATGGTTAACATGTCGGATGCTGCCCCTGCAAAGGTTAATGAGGCAGAAACTATCCCATTGGGTGATGTTAGCTTCGGACAGAAATCAGTTAGCCTCTTCAAAATCGGAAAAGGTTTCAAACTTACTGATGAAGTTCGTAACTATGTTTCGCTCGATGTCTTGGGAATCTACCTTCGTGATTTTGGCGTTCAGTTGGGTTATGCTCTGGATACTCTGGCTATGGACGTTGCTATCAATGGTAACAACCCTGATGGCTCTGAGTCTGCCCCGGTAATCGGTGTATACGAAACAACTAATGGTATCACTTACAAAGACCTTCTGCATATTTGGGTACGTGCTGCTCGTATGGGACGTAACTTCCAAACTATGATTGGTGGTGAAGACCAGGCAATCGAAATGCTGAACTTGCCGGAATTCAAGGATCGTCACTCTGGTACTACAGAAGCTACCCTGAATGTTAAGTCTCCTGTTCCCAAGAATGCTGACTTCTACATTCACCCGGGTACACCCGACCAACAGTTGCTGTTGATTGATACATCTGCTGCCTTGATTAAGCTTACTGCTCGTCAGTTGATGCTTGAATCTGAAAGAATCGTTTCTAACCAGACTCAGGCAATCTATGCAAGCTTGACTACTGGCTTCTCTAAGATGTACCAGGATGCAACTCTGTTGCTGGCTGCTGACAAGAAGTTCTCAGAATTCGGCTTCCCCGAGTTCATGAACGTAGACCCATATTTGATGGTTAACCTAGAATAATAAGGGACGCCCGGTTTCATCTATATAAATTCCCTGAGAGGGTAGGTAACTAAAAAAAAGACCTATCCTCTCTTTAATCATTTTTAAATCTTAGGAAATATGGCTAAAGATAAATATACAGTAACTGTGGGACCAAGAGCTTACAGTTTTCATGACCAATCAACTGGTATTACCGTTTGTAGAGGAGAAGACAAGGAACTCTCTCGTCGTCAATTCCGTGCACCAAAGATTCAGAAGGCAATTGCCTCTGGCCATCTGGTTATCATTGCTGATAAATCAGAAATCGAAAAGTATTCAGAGGCCGACATCGAAAAGTTGGATAAGAGACTGAATGCTCAGTTCAAGAAAGGCATGACTCTTGAAAAACTTGCAAAGGGCTATTCCCTGGAAGAACTGAAACTGGTAGCAGGTCTTCATGAAATCGTTGCCGAGAAAGATGATACAGTAGAAACAATTCTTCAGGCTTTGCTGGAAGAATTCGAATCCTCTTCTAAAGGGTAATCTATGAAAATTACATAAGACAGACTAATATGAATAACAATCTGGACTTTTTGTACGTTACGTCAGGTCTGGAAGTTTCATTCAGAGTCATATCCAAAGTCCCGGCCAAATCTATTTTTGACTGGGACTTTGGCGATGATAAGGGAGAGGTTTTCAATGGTGGAAGACATGTTTCCTATTCTTATGAAACTCCCGGTTTCTATACCGTAACATTACATGTAACTAACTCTAGCGGTTTAGATATCACCGTAGATAAGACTCTGGTAGTTTGTGATTATGGGCATACGGCATTAGCCGATACAATATATAACTTAATCGACCATTATATCCCTTCAGAAATATCCGATGGGATGACCAGGGAAGAGAAATCTATTTACATCACTAAGTGGCAATATTACATTGGACCTCTAGTAAACCATACAATTGCACCAGATAAGTATACGGATGAATTATGGTATGAAGCACTAGAAAACCAATTAATAATGGAATTGGCTGCCTGGGATTTTCTCAATGTGAAGATACTTAATCTATTAACGAGTACTTCCGAATACTTAAGTCAATTAACTTCTACCAAAGAACAAACTGGTGATGGTACTTCTAAACCCGAACTTGCCCGAGGTGATAGGATTAAACAAATCACTACTGGGCCTACTGAAGTGCAATATTATGATACCTTGGCAGATGCTACAAGTTCCCTATGGAAAACACTTTCTCAAGCAATGCAACCAGGTGGATTAATAGATGAATTAAGAAAGAACCTTTGTATGTTAGCTTCACGATTGGAAATCTACTTACCATTCTGTGATGAAGTATTCAGAACCGTAGTTCCTAAAGTAGTTAACAGAAGGCAACCTGGAGTATTAGATGGACCCAACCCAAGTGCTCCAGTAAAAGGTGGTAAGAAATCAATCTTAACTAAGTTATGACAAAAGAACCCTGGAGAATGGTAAAGAACCGCTCTTGGGATAGATACAAGAAAATTATCACTGACTTCTTAGATTGGGATGCTGGTAGACAAACCATAACTTGGGCCAAACATGTTAATCAGCTTCTCAGTCATGCCGAAGACAGTATACCTAAATATTATAACATCCAAATCGAAGCATTGTGTTACTACAATGCTTTCAGAAACTGGCCTATCAACAAGGCAACCGTCTCAGGAGAATTGGATGACGAAAACTTATCAATACTAATTTCTAAATCTTATATAGAACAAATCGGTTATCTTACACCGGAGGGTTATTGGGATTTTAATTGGGAACAAGATAGGTTTGTAATTAATGGTATAACGTATAAGCCTTCTGGAGATACTCAGACTGCTCAGGCAAAGGATGAGGCCCTAGTTTTCATGGTTATCCTAAAGAGAGACCGAGATACCAAAATTGAATTTGTAGAATAAAACATTAAGTGTATGGCAAAGATGTTAGTACTGAGGTGGACCCCAATTACTACTTCCAGTGGAATCTGGTTTGATAGTAATCTGGTTATCCTTAATGGTACATCTGGAGTTCATATTGAAATGAAAGGTAATGGCAATGATGTAACGGCATTTCAATCAATGACCGGAAACAAATTTGTCACCTGCTTTCAAGATTACTTCGGTGATATCTGGGATAAAATAATACCTCATCCTGGTATAGGCCAGGTAATGAAATTCCGTGTAAATAAGCTTCCTGATTATGCTTGTATTCGGGGGGATATAGAAGACGGTGGAGATGTAGATCCAGAAAATCCGAATATACCAATGAATGCCTTCTGTGGTTCAGAGGGAGAACCATTCAGGGATATAGATTCGGAATTCTTACTGGGTCGTCAACGTTCAGTAATTAATCCTTAAATTTTATAAATATGTATGTAAGTAAATATTACACCTGCGAAGAGATTGACCAGCGGTTGTTACAGGGTTACTATGATGACTTTGTTCGTGCTGGCTTTGGGGGAACTATAAATGAGTTCTGGGCCTTCGTACTTTCTATCAAGAATAAGGTAGATAAGAAAGAAGGATACGACTTATCGAAAAATGATTTTACCGATGAGTTGAAGGCTAAACTTGATGGCATCGAAGAACATGCAAATTATATCACTAAAGTTTCTCAGCTTGAGAATGATTTGAAATATCAAACTGAGGAAGAAGTTAAACAGATGATTAGTGATTTGGTTGATGGTGCTGATGATGCCCTTGATACTCTTAAAGAGTTGGCAGAAGCATTGGGCAATGACCCCAACTTTGCAACTACTATCACTAATAAATTAACCGACCTTCGTACTGCTTTAACCGAAGAGGTTAATCGTGCTAAGGAAGCCGAAGCTGCTCTGGGTGCTGCAGTAGCTGCAGTTCAGGATAACCTAGAATATGGGTTAGACCAAATCAATAAGAAGATTGATACCGTTAAGGCAGACTTAAAAGCTGAAATCGACCGAGTTGAGAAGAAGGTAGATAAGAATGCTGAAGATATCAAAGACCTTGAAGATAAGGTAAATCAAGGTAATGGTGAACTTGAGAAGGAACTCAAGGATCTTATCCAAAAGGAAAAAGATGAACGTATTGCTGCCGATAATGAGATTAAGGAAAGTGTAAATGACCTTAAAACTCTCCATATCAATGATAAGGCATCCCTTGAGTCAAAGATTGCAGAAGAAACTGCAAATCGTACTAACGCAGATACTGTACTGGATTCTAAGATTAACGAAGAAATCACTAATCGCCAGGCAGATACTTTAGCTCTTCAAGGTAAAATTGACCAAGAGAAGGTAGACCGTCATTATGAGGACCAAGTTCTTCACAATGAAATCTCTAAAGAGGTAACAGACCGTACCCATGCAGATAATGCTCTTCAAGGTAATATTGATAAAGAAGTTCAGGCCCGTACTGTTGCAGACCAAGTATTACAGAACAATATCGATTCAGAGGCTACTACTCGTGCTGCTCAGGATTTAGTTCTTGAACACAAAATCGAAAATGTAAAAGAGCAGGGTGTAGAAGACAAGGAGCAATTGCTTAATGCTATTGCTGCCGAGGCTGCTGCTAGAGAAAAAGGTGATAAAGATCTTGATACTAAGAAAGTAGATAAACGTGAAGGCTATTCTTTGACTAAGAATGACTTTACCGATATACTCAAAGCTAAACTTGATGGAATTGAGGAAAAGGCAAATTATATTACGCATCTTTCTCAGCTTATCAACGATTCTGGTTTCCAAACTGAGGAAGAGGTAAATGCAGCTATCCAAAAGATTATTGGTTCTGCTCCAGAAGTACTTGATACTCTTAAGGAAATTGCTGATGCCCTTGGAAATGACCCCAACTTTGCTGCTACCATTACCAAGAAATTGGCTGCAATCACAGAACAGGTTAACCAAGAAATCGAAGACCGAATTGCGGGTGATGAGGCAAACAGTGCTGAGGTAGCTGCTGAAGTTCAAGCTCGTAAGGATGCTGATACAGCTCTTGAAACTAAACTGAAAGAATATGTAGACAATAAGTCTGCTATTGGTGATGCTGCTCTTGGAGTTGTAAAAGACAATCTTAACAAGGAAATCCAAGACCGTAAAGATGCAGATGCCGCAATTCAATCTAGCTTGGATAAAGAGATTGCCGAAAGAAAGACTGCAGATGAAGCCTATACTCAAAGTCTGGCTAACGTTAACCAACGTATTTCAGACTTGGCATTGAGTATGCAAGAGTCTATCAATACATTGCGTAATGAGCTTACTGAGCAGGTAAATGCAAATACTACTGCTATTGCCACTAACCAACATAGTATTGAAA